ATACTGTATCAGCACGATATATAACCTGTTCTAATGCTTCTGACTCCATGTCTCTGCAAGGATACATCATGGCCGGATCCACCACGGTGTTGCCATAAACCAACAGCCTGTCACGTGGGCAATAGTTGTACATGCCATCACGAGCTTGAAAATCAATTGGCATTGGTCTATGCACAATCACCCCAAGTTTTTCCAATGTATCTGCCAGTATATCAAGGTCTTGGTTGGCTTCGTCAATGATCCAGTCCGGCACTGGACCACTGGGTACTGGAGTTTCTGTCCAGGTGGTTTTTTCACTTTCTTGAGCAAACACAGGATCATCTGTGGGCCAATTGGCAAAGTCTGCTGTGCCTACTACAATTTCTTTTAACTGATCCCACTCATTGAACGATGATATCATACATGCCCGGTGATTTGCAAGGTATACCTAGGAACTGTTCCTAGATTGGCAGCAATATGTGGGCTATCCCAATCCCATGTCAGACAAAATCCTTTGACCCAATTGGTATAACCTTGTTTGTTACATTCAACATAGTGTCCTGAATGCCAGTGATCCAGGAACACCACTGCTCTACGTATGGTATTCTCTTTGCCTGCAAGATCAAACAGATCAATATATCTACGATATGTGTCCACATGCTCTGGAAGCATACTGCCAGCATCCATGCGATAGTAACTGGTTCCTATGTTTTTCCACTTTTCATATGTGGCAAAGAAGTCCACAAACTGCGAATTCCAAGCCGGTTGCGGATCGCGCATGTCGCACATGTGGCCTCCAAATGGGCCACGGAACCCTTGATCCTCCCACTCAATCATGGTGCCAGGATCATTGAATTGTTCTTTTTTGTATGCCAAGTTCTTGTATTCATCGTCCCAGAATGGGGCAATATTAAACGAGTCGTGTGTTGCCATAATGTATCACCTTATAATCTTTTTGTGTGGTGTATTGTCTCCAAGGATCAACAATTACACTGCCGGAATCAAGCTCAACATATAGTTCTTGTTCCTGTTGCTCTCCGGTGTATCCGTAAGTTATGTTTCTGTTGTGTGCTAAAAAAGCAATTACCGGCACGTTGTCAAACGGTGGCGCATCACCAGTTAATGGATCTATGTAATAAAACTTGGCCTGCATGGTTTCTAAATAGTGCCCAATTAGTAAACTGTAGCTTCCGTCCAGTATATCCACATCAGGTTTGTATGACTTGCCCAGTATATAGATGGGCAAGTTGTACTGTTTTTGTTTTTGAAATAAAAAACGTGCTAGATTTTTTGCTTGTACTTCCCTGGCATTCATAATGGTATCAAATATATCATACCCTAAACTCAAGTTTTCAGCCAACCAACGCAGTGCAATGTTGTCTCTAGGATGACAGGGTCCGGCATCACCCATGCCTGCTGTCATGTACTTGCTGCTCATGATACGAGTGGTGCTGTGTGACAATGCGTCAGTGACCACATCTACATTGATGTTGCCGTTCTTCATTGCTACATCTTGAATCATGTTGACTAGTGCAATTTTTGTGCTAATAAATGTGTTATAAAATATCTTGATTGACTCTGCTTCGTCCCAGGTACCAACAACATAACGTGGATCATTTTCCATCAATGGCTGGTAAAAATCAATGAGCAACTTTGCATCACCAGTTTGGTCACCGTCCTTGGTACCAATTATGACCATTTCAGGGTTGACCATGTCCCATTCAACACTGCCCATGGCAATAAGGTACGGATTATAAATGAAACGTGCATGTGTCAAGCACTCACGCAGTTCCCTACGAACCGTGCCTGGCAGCACAGTACTAATAAGAACTACTAGTTGCTCAGGACCGGCCCAAATATCAATTTGTTTTAGCACGTCTTTAACTATAGAATAATCAAAGTCTTTGTTGGGTAAATGAGTAATTGGTTGACTGCCGTCATATGCAGGATCGTGTGGAGTTTGTACTGCTACAAAAATAATATCTTTGTTAACAACTGCACCGCGCAGACTATCAGATATTTTAATTTGTGTACTTGATCTTGGGTAAATATCATAACCAGTTACATCATATGCTTTTTGCATTACTTCTGCGCATGATAATCCTAATTTACCTAAGCCTATAAAACCAACTTTCATACTATGATATCCTCGGGTTATTTTCTAAAATTAATTAACGAACTTCTTATCTATCCTAATAGAATTGTATCTATAGAATTTGATCCTCACTACTCTACAAAGATCCGTGATCTTTGTAGAAATTCTGATTCTCCATGGCCAAAGAATAATGAGATTAATGGGCACTGTTTTTGGTGGCACGAAGAACCTATAAACAATGATGATTCTAACGAATTTATTAATTGGTATTACCAAAGATTTCCCAACGCTGCTCAAAATTTGAATAAGGTACACATTATTGCTAATTCCGAAAAAAGTCAGCTGAAAAACAGTATGTTAGACACACTAGGATGTAACAATTGGTACTTTTTTTATCACGGATTTGTTTCTCTAGATTGGTTTAGAGACTTCGAATATTTTAATTGCACTACAACAGAATTTGATAAAGTATTTATTACATTTAATCATATATTAACAAAAAAAAGAAACTACAGATTGCATTTGTTAGCTGAATTAAACAGCAGAAAATTAACCCAATATGGACATGTCAAAGCCGACTTATTATCTAGAAATCTTGTTAAACAAGAGATTTTTAACAACAATTCATTGTTGAGCAAATCTGCCAGAACCATCATTTACAAACACCTGTACCTGTCAATTGAAGATAAACACACAAAAAATAACAATTTATTTCATGCAAGTGTATCACCGTTGGATAACAGCAGTAATCCTATACTTAATTGCGCACCGGGCAACAAAAAAACAGACCAAAGTTTAAAAAGTATGTGGCATATAGTAACGGAAACAGTATACTATGAACAAAAGCTTCATCTGACTGAAAAAATATTTAAACCAATAGTGCTTGAAAGACCTTTTATATTACTATCAACTCAAGGAAATCTGTCATATCTTAAAAGTTACGGGTTTAAAACTTTTGATCGTTGGATCGACGAAAGCTACGATAACGAAATGGATCCTGACGTCAGACTCCAAAAAGTAGTAGACGAAATAGAGAAACTGTGTCGCAAGTCAATGTCAGAACTATTGATCATGTACCAAGAAATGCATGAAATACTTAAATTTAATAAAGAACATTTTTATGGCAATTTTAAAAATATCATAGTTGACGAAATGATTGATAATTTTAGAATGTGTACAGAACAGTCTAAGTTAACCACAGACAAAAAATTTCAAATTCTATCAGACAATATTAATCTTAGCCAAGTTAAAAAAATTCTACTGAAGTGAATGTCAATTCTGGCCAATTGCAGATAAAATCAAAGTCTCCATGTCATGTATTCGTGTGCGAGTAGTTTTACTGTTAAGTACCACAAATAATTTTTTCTTCCCTTGCACATAGGCACTCATGACCAAACACCCGCCACTGGCTCGCACATATCCTGTTTTACTCACAATGACATTGTATTTTGCCACCAGCGGATTGGTATTATTAAATCGCCATCTGCCTTTTTTCTTCTTGACCAGTTCAACTACAGTTTGGTTGCTGGCATTTACTATCTCTGGATAACGTTCTGCTGCTTGCAAGAGCTTGATCAATTCCGCAGCACTGCTAACATTTCTATTATCCAGTCCTGTACTGTCACGAAACTCTGTTTGAATCATTCCTAGTATTTTGGCCTTGTGATTCATATCTTCAATGCATGCAGCATAGCCTCTACGGTACGCTTTGCACAACATGTCAGCAGCAGCGTTGTCTGAATGAATGATTGCTAGATTGATCAGCTGATGCCTTGTTAGATTGGCTCCTTTGAACTTTTTTAATTTTACAATTTCGTTCAAATTGTCGTTGCTGTCTAGCACCACCATCACTGTCATTAATTTGGTAATTGACGCAATTGGCTGTACCACGTTGATATTCTCTTGTTCTAGTAGGTTGCCGTCGCCATCGGCTATCAACCAGGACTTGGCTTTTATTTCTGCGTGGGCAGAGGAACCACACGCGATTACTAAAATCGCCAATGTTAAAAATTTTTGTATCATTAAGATGGCAAACTAGTCCAAGCAATTATTGCACGTTTACTTTTAACACCATTGGCTAAAAAATTGTCGCTAGTATGAAACTTAAATCTGCTGGCGGCAAATAAAGCACCTCTCTCCCACTTAAAGATATCTTCTATAGATAGCCATCTGTACCAGTCATGTGGAGTATGTGACAAGTATTTTTTATAAGTCGGGTCATCAATTAACATGGACTCGCCGGGTGGTGTTGCTTCAATGTAGTGTTGTGGTTGTTTTGTTTCACTGCCCTCATTGAACACGATAGTGTGACTGTCAACATCAAATAAAGGAATTATAAAAGTCCATGCATGTACATGTCCTGGCAAAAATTCTCCGCCGCTGTCTACATCACTGTGAATATTGTATGGATCAACGGAATCAAATATATGAATTTGTTGTATGTGTAAATCTTTTCCAAACTGTGTTTCAAACTTTGATTGTAATATTTCTTTAACTATCTTGTTCTTTTCTTCGTAGTAATCAAACAAATAGTATGTTCCGGAAAAAACTTCTTGACTGTCATTTTCTCTGTCAGGATTATAGTTTAAATGCACATTATCTGTTGCCAAAACATGTTGTTCAATAATATCTAATTCTTCATCAGATAAAAAATTCTTGACAGTGCGTGTATCAATTTTCATTAGGTACCTTTTTTGCAGATTGCATTGTACGCATCGTTCCGTGGTGTGTGATTAGTTAGTACCTCAGTAAGATACTCTCCCGGTGCATGACTCTGAGTATACACTACTTGATTGGTTATGTCAACAAACCAGTCGTTCAATAGTGTCAGTACCCCTTGCCGGCAATCAAGGTTACCAAATGTAAAAATACGCTTGACTGGACCAATTATGTTGTTGAATGTGGTGCCAGGTGTGTCATGAAACAGCACCATGGAGTGTATATAGGGCGACTGTTCGTTGGTACCAATGGCATCCTGAGATATATAAAGATCGTATATGTCGTTGTGTGATACCTTGACCCAGTCGCTGTCATTGACTACAACTTGGGTGGGATCGGAAAACTGCAATCTAAATTCTTTGGCTGTGGCTGTGACGGAAAAACACAGCAACGCTGTTAATAAAAAGGATTTCATTTTAATGTTCCTAAAATAATATTTATTACAGTTATGTTGTGCAGTCAACCCATCTTAGAGTACTGTACCATTCGTAGCCTGGTGCTCCTTTGGGTATAAAACAAGTGCCCAGTTCAGGATTTTGCACTTTTCTATCTTGTACTATCATGTACATGGCACCCACGTATACTAGCACTATGGCCACAACCGTTACCATCCAATGCGCATCGTGCCAGATTTGCTCCAGTTGTCGTCTACGTCTTGCTGCTTTTTGCAGTGCCTGTGCTCGTGCTTGTTTGGACTGGCGGTCCAGTTCTTCTTGGTGTTGTTGCTGTAACTCCCACAGTCTTTCTCTTTCTTGGCTGAATCTTGACCAAATATCGCCCAGTCCAGGAGTTTCGTACACCAACATTTCACGCAGTTCTTTTTCGGCGTTGGCCAACTGCATTTCCATCATGACATTGTTCAGGGCCTGGCTGTTGACCTTGTTGGGATCAAAGTTTTCTTCGCTTTCTTTCTTGGCTTTGGCAGCAGCTTCTTGTACTACACCCTTGGCATCCAGGAACTTGCCGATGTTCCCGGACACTTCCATGGTGATGTCGGACACATCAGCCGCAGCGGATTGGCATTCCTTGTAAAATTCCACACCGGATCTAATGGCCTTTAAAGCCCCTTGTGCCATTGCAAAAGCGGTGATTGGATCCATCTATCCTTGATTCCTTTATAATTTTAATTGATGGAACCAGCGATTATTGAATATAGTATTTATTTAGATTCTGGCGGGAGGGTGGGTTGGCCCTGGCGCCGGTGGCGGATATTTAGGGGGTTTGTGTGCAAACCAACTCATTGTGTGCTCCTTTAATTCATAAAAAAACCTGGATCCAGTCCAGGTTTAGTTTAGTTTAATTCTTTTTCCAACAGGTACGTTTTGAAATGGACTGGACTCTGGTATTATAATTTTTGAGCCTACTCCGATCATGCACCATTCGTCTGTGTCACTTAGGTGCATTATCCAGCTTGTGGTTCCTGTTTGCATATTACCCCACAGGCTTGTGATAGTACGTTGGTCTTGATTAACGCCTGCAATATACGGAATTTCTTCGTATTTTTTGGCAGTCATAAGAAACTCTTCCTGCGAACCACACACTACTTTTACGGTACGTTCGTGCAATTCTGCATGGGCTACTAAAGATGTTGCTAGTAGGATAGCAGCCAGTAATTTGTTCATATATAGTATATATGAACGAATCGTTGACAAAATAATTAGTTATATCGAGCGCAAACTATTTGGTAGTATTCGTCAAGTTCGCTGCCCCATTTGCCTGTTAGATGCTCTAGTAGATCCTTGCACAATTTACCATTTTTGTCTTTGTTTGCTTGAACAAACTCGCCGTGCAGCTTTTTCCAATGGTCTAGCATGACCACTTCGGCAATGGGAATCTTGTCGCTGGGTACCACACAAAAAGTTTCTAAAATATCTTCACCTGCACTGTGTGGTTCAAGTTCTAGTACTGTGTATTTTTCTGCTAATTCTTCTGCTACCTGTCTTGAAAATATAATATCCATTATGCCCTTTTCTTTATGCCCACTTGTTTATACACCTGCTGCACCGCTTGTGCCTGATAATAGCAATCAATCAGAGCATTGTGTGCACCAGTTCTACCTTTCTCCCTAGGATCACCGTGTACACCAAACAGGGTACGACTATCTCTAATTTGCCAAAACTGCCACGGGGTTGGACGTTGCATTTGTCTATACAAGTTTTCTAGTATCACAATGTCAAACGCCGGACCTTGGCACCAAATGTTGCCAGAACCAACCAAGAACCGATTCAGCTGATCTAGCATTTCATTCATGCTGGTACGATCATGTTCTCCCAATGCTTCTTCTCTAACATCCTCGGGCTGTGTACCCCACCAGTCAACAGTTTCTTGTTGAATGTGCCGGTCCAGCGCAATTTGTTCATCCACGTCGCATCTGATGTAAAGTCCAGTGTCAGTGTCTACTTTGTCACCAAACGGATCAAACTTGACTGCTCCCAAGGTAAGAATCACACTCTCCGGTCTGGTACTAAGTGTTTCTATATCTAGCATTATGTCCATGACAGTATCCGTTTAAAGTACTTGACCAATTAATTGTGCATCTTTGATATTCAAGTTACTGATATCATCAACTACCAAAATCATGCCCCATCCGCAATTGAATGTGCTTTCAAATTCGTGTTTTGATAGCTGGCTACGTTCAAATAGGTCTTGCCACCAACTGTCAGCAGGTAAGTCAATATTCAATTTATAGTCATGTCCATTTAATACTCTGGGTAGATTGCCATGAATGCCGCCACCAGTGATATGACTGCAGGCCTTGATATAGGCCAGATTGTCCATGATCTCATTGGTGTAGATTCTGGTAGGGGTCAACGGAATTTCGTCAATTGGTAACAGTTTACGCAATAAACTAAATCCATTACTGTGTGGACCACTACTGGGGATTCCCACCAATAGATCACCACTCTTGACTGACTGGGGTAAATCTTTTTCTACCACACCCATGCAAAAGCCAGCTAGATCAAATTGACTACCGTTGTATACTCCGGGCATCTCTGCAGTTTCACCACCCACTAGTTTGCAACCAGCAAGTTTACACCCTTGTATGATACCATCCAGGATAATTTTACTTTTTGCTAAATCCAACTTACCAGTTGCATAGTAATCTAAAAAGCTATGTGGTCTGGCGCCTTGACACAATACATCATTGGTACACATGGCAACCAAGTCTATACCAATGGTATCAAACTTGTTCTGTGCTTCTGCCACCAGCAGTTTGGTGCCAACTCCATCTGTTGATAACACAACTTTCACACCACCAAGATCAATCACAGCACCGTACCCAGACATACCTAGATACTTTACCAATTGGTCTGCTAATTCAACATCTACTCCGGCACTTTTGTAGTCCATTACTACCCTTTCAATGCTCGATGGGCTTCGGCTGCTGCAACACGTTTACGTAAACTACTAGAACTAAATGAGTGATCGCGTCCGTTAAACACCAGTTCAATATTACGCTCACAGCATTCACCGCGACCAGTAAAGTCTTTGTTTTCGTATTCTATACCCAGTATTCTAACATCAACTGGCAATATGAGCAAGAGGTCAATAAGGTCTTGTTCAGTCTGGTACACAACTATTTCGTCTACGAAACGTGTGGCACTAAGTTGTATCTGTCGTTCTACAATACTCTGCACAGGAGGATTCTTGCTATCCGGACGATCTATAGTGGGATCTGTTTGTAATCCTGCAATTAGGTAATCGCAGTGATTTTTTGCTTCACTCAGCATGGCAACATGCCCGGCGTGCAACATATCAAAGGTTGAGAAGGTAATACCAATCTTAAGACCCTGGGCCTTAAGCTCTTTGATTTTATTAAATATCATTTATTAAGCTGGTTCTAGTTTGACGTTAAGGGGAAAGCCATTGGTTCGAGCCAGCATTGTGGCCTCGACACCTTTTTGTTCTGCAATTTCATAAGGAAGGGTGCTAACCACACTGCTTCCTTGTTCATGTATGCGTTGAGTAATTTCTGTAGCAGTTTCTTCGTCGTGATGAAAAATATTTTTTAAACTTTCTATCACAAATTCTGTCGTGGTAACATTGTCGTTGAGATAGATCACATTAAACAAACTTGGAGGTTGGATGTCCGTTTTAGTTTGCACTCGAGGTTTTACAATAACGTCCGTTTTACTCATAATTTTATATAGTTGCGTAAGGGGAGGAATCCCCTTACGTGTTATTATACTACTTATCTAATTACTTTGCAAACGTAATAGCAATTTTCTTGGGTTTTTGTTCGTCGGGCACAATGTGCTCAATGCTGACTGCCAAAATACCGTTTATCACAGTGGCACCTTTGACTTCCATGTGTTCAGCCAATGGAAATGCACGAGTAAATGCGCGAGAACTGATACCACGATAATGATAAGTGTATTCGTCCTGTTGATGCTGTTCACCTTTTACAGTGAGCACATTGTCCTTGAATTCAATATCAAGTTCATCCTCAGCGAACCCAGCCACTGCCAATTGAATGGCATAATGTGTTTCATCAATTTGCACAATGTTGTGCGGAGGGTAATTACCATCTACCTTACTGTTGGCAAAAGTGCGTCCCAGTTCGTTAAATAGTCTATCAAATCCCACAGCGTGGCGATGGATAGTAGGTAAATCAAAGGTTGTAATATATGTTGTCATAGTTTTCTCCTTTCATGTAAGCAAGTTATGACGTTATATGGGTGTAGACCCCACCTGGGCATCTACACCGCATATGCTTTACTTTGTTTCTTTAAACTCAGCATCAACCACCGTGTCATCTGCTGCCGGCGTAGTAGACTGTGATGTGGCTGCTGCTTTTGCTTCATTGATTGCATTGGCGGCCACAAACAATTCTGATATCTTGGTAGTGATCACTTCCTTGTCTGTGCCTGCAATCGTCTCTTGTAGTTCCGTTATTTTGTCATTAATTTGTTTCGTCTGGTCCTCGGTAAGTTGGCCGTCAACCTCGGCAAGATCAGTTTTAACTTTGTGAATAATTGCATCTGCTTGATTACGTGCCTCAATCAATTCGCGCTGTTTGGCGTCTGCATCAGCATTGGCTTCAGCATCGCGAATCATTTCGTCAATCTGCTCTTGGCTTAGACCTGAATCTGATTTGATAGTGATCTTGTTTTCTTTGCCAGTACTTTTATCACGAGCACTTACTTTGAGAATACCATTGGCATCAACATCCAACGAAACTTCAATCTGCGGCGTTCCGCGTCGAGCAGGTGCAATTCCTTCCAAGTTGAATTCACCTAACAGTTTGTTATATTGCACAAGTTCACGTTCTCCTTGACAAACTTTGATTGTCACAGCAGGCTGGTTATCTTCTGCTGTGGAAAACACTTGACTATGCTTGGTAGGAATAGTGGTGTTCTTTTGGATTAGTTTGGTCATCACTCCGCCCATGGTTTCGATTCCCAGGCTTAGTGGGGTTACATCAAGGAGTAGTACGTCATTACGGCTACCACCCAACACAGCACCTTGTACTGCTGCGCCAACCGCTACTGCTTCATCAGGATTGACATCACGTCGTGGTGCCCGTCCAAATAATTGTTCAACTGCTTCCTGTACCTTGGGCATGCGTGTCATACCGCCTACCAAGATAACTTCATCAATGTCGCCGGGCACACAACCTGCATCACGCATGGCCACACGGCACGGTTCAATACTGCGTTGAATCAGTTCTTCAACCAGGCCTTCCAGTTTGGAACGGGTCAACTTGATGTTCATGTGCTTGGGACCTGTGGCATCTGCTGTGATGTAAGGTAAGTTTACATCTGTTTGTGTGCTGCTGCTGAGTTCAATCTTGGTACGTTCTGCTGCATCTTTGAGTCGTTGCAGGGCCATAACGTCTAGGGCTAGATCAACTCCAGTTTCTTTTTTAAACTGGTCAATCAAGTAATCCATAATGCGTTGGTCAAAGTCTTCGCCACCTAGGAATGTATCACCATTGGTGGAAAGTACTTCAAATTGCTTATCACCATCCACGTTAGCAATATCAATGATACTAACATCAAAGGTACCACCACCCAAATCGTACACAGCGATCTTGCGATCAACTTTTTCATTTTTATCGATTCCATATGCCAAGGCCGCTGCGGTCGGCTCATTGATAATCCGCAGCACTTCTAGTCCTGCAATTGCGCCAGCATCTTTGGTTGCTTGGCGTTGACTGTCATTGAAGTAAGCAGGCACAGTGATAACTGCCTGTGTTACTTCACGTCCCAAATAGTCCTCGGCAGTCTTTTTCATTTTACGAATGACTTCTGCTGAGATCTGGGGCGGGGCCAGTTCTTTGTCCCCGGTTGAGACCCATGCATCACCATTACTACTTTCAATAATGGTATAAGGCATAAGGCCAATGTCTTTTTGAACTGCCTCTTCTTTGAATTTACGTCCAATTAGACGCTTGGCAGCATAGATAGTACTTTTTGGATTTGTAACTGCTTGACGCTTTGCACCAGCGCCGACAATAATTTCTTCTGCAGTGTAGGCAACCACGCTGGGCGTAGTACGTGCGCCTTCTGAATTTTCAATTACTTTAGGTTGGCCATTTTCGATTACTGCTACGCAGCTATTTGTAGTTCCGAGATCTATGCCAATAATACGGTTAGACATGTTAATTTCTCCTTAAATTAAGCAAGTTGTTAGTATGAGCCCGAAGCATCCCACACATGTATTTATATCTGTATTATAACAAACTTTTTGCGTTAGAACAATTTTTTTGGCAATTGTTGGTCGGACAATTTCTTTTTCCAGCGACGACGGGCTGCGGCCTTGGCTTTTTTCCTGCGTGTGGTTGGTTTTTCGTAGGTTTCCCGTTCACGCAGATCTTGCAACAACCCAGAATCTGCCACTTTCTTTTTGAATTTGCGCAGAGCTTTTTCCACATTGTCGTTGCCCACAACAACTAAGTTCCCTGTGATTTTGTTTCTTTTTTCGTAATATGCCATAGTTGAATATTTATTTGGTTTGGTTCTGCAAACCAAAATAATCTAGTACACTGTTTACTTTGGTGGCCGGGGTCAGGTATGTGGCATCACCGTAGTAGTAGGTATTCGCTAGTTTGTATAAAAAATCCAACTCAGCCACAGTGTTACCAACAATGACCGCTGCTGACCGGGCAATGGATTGATCAAGCCAGGTCAGTTCGTTCATTTCAGTTCGATACAGGTATATGTTGTACACGTTAGGACTGACTTTGCACATGTTGGCCAACAGCTCCACTTCATCAACTGTGGCATCAACCACAGTGACAGTGTGCAAATCATCATCTACAAAGTCCGGAGGAGTTATAAAGTTACTATGCATTTTTCTTCAAAATATCTTCAATTTGTTGTTCGACCTGTGACTGTTCAGCAGCACTCAGATCTTCAATTTCGTATTCACCAGCTTCCAGTTTGGCAATCAGGTGCTGTATGTATGCCTGGTTATAAGTGTAGGAATCAGTTGAATTCTTGTCTATCTCAATCCATTTGGATCCATTCCATTTGTACAATTGCTCAGGCAAGTAATCTGTACGAATAAACATATCGCCTTTGGCAGGTGCAGCAGGAAATGCATCCCCGAATCCACATTGACCAGCAGTGACACTTGCTTTTTGGTTATCTGCTTGTATGGACAAGTCCGGATGCAACTTGGTAAATGCATCTAGGTTATACACCTTGCCACGATATCTGACAGCATAATCTGCACCGCGTCGAACTGGGGTGTTGAATACATCAACAGGAAGAGGCTCTTCAGGTGGTAGCGCCTCGGTGGCCGATACCGTGTCCTGAGCTGGCGGTTGTGTGACTTCAACTTGCGGCAGCGTTTCATCTAAGTTAACAGTTTGGATCTGCTCTGGAATTGCCTCTGGTTCAATGACTTCGGTCACAGGCTCAGCCGGCTCTAACTGGTCTACAGCAGCATTGGCAGCAATAATTCGTATCTGCTCTAACTGTTCTTCAGTTAAAGGAGCATCGTCGGGTTCGTAATGAGGTGGCGACTCGGCCGGTGGTTCTTCAGTCGCAGCCACGGTCGGAACAGTTTGTTCTTCCTCATTGTGTGCCCGAACTTTATCTTCTCTTGCCCATTCTAGTTGTTTATTGGATGCTAGAATTAAACATAGAGCCAATGGATCAAAAACTATAACAATAAGAATAATGATCCAACTCACAGCACGTTCCAATACATTAGCATCCGGATTGTCACCGTAGACGAAGGCTGCAATATATTTTACTGGACCAACATCGGCTTCGATCTTTCTAAACTCTGCTGCCAATGGCGCACGTTCTTGTTGTAGTCGGGCAATCTTCTTTTGTGCTGTGACAATTTCTGTTTGTAGACTGGAACGTTCCCGGGCCTGCTGTTTACGTACCAGCACAGCTCTTTCAGCACCACGTTCAGTATCTGTACGACCAAGTAAGCTATCTACTTGTGCATCCATTTGTTGTAATGCTCGTTTGTTTGCGTCTATGTTGTCTTTTTCGGTTTTGATTTGTTCGTCGTAGATGGCAACTTTACTCATTGCATCACCGCTGACTAGATTTTGGTCACTGTGTGCTTTGCTTAGGAATCCAAAGATGCCCATACTGGTCAACAGCATCAGGAACACAATGGCCGGAATAAGATAGGTTTTGTATGCCCACGAAATTCTAGCCCAGTTGTTATGCAACCAAACTGTGGCAGTAATTTTACCAGCTTCTAGTGCACCGCCCATGATAATAACAGGCACCACGGCTGCGGCAAAGATGGCTGTTAGGCCTTCAACTGAATACCAGGCAGCAATTGCACTAATGGTGATGGCAATTACCATCATTAAGTAACCGAATATCATAGTCAGTATTTATTTAGAATAGTGTGGTTACTATAGCAGTTTATTGCTGGCGGGTCAACTGTTTTGATTTAATCTTCTAACCAAACCAATTAATTATGCTCCTGCCAGTTTACAATGCCCACAGCATCATCGTTGTTGGTAGTGGCTAACGCTGCCAAACACCATATGTCTGACACACCCGCTATAGTTCTGCCCAACTGTTGGCTAAAGTCTATTTCATATAAGGCACCATAGCGTGGCAAGTAGGCTTCTATACGAAATGCTTGGCTGCGTAGGCTTTTGATTGATACCCATATGCAGGGCTCGTACTCACCGTGGCCGCTTTTAAAATCATAGAGGAATTCTCTACGCACAAAGCAATGTACGGGTGGAAGGTTGGCTACTAGGAAACTCATATTAGTTAGCTACTAACAGTATCTCGTAGTTCACAGCCGTTTTACCTGACCCTGCTTCTATAGTAGTATACACATCAGTCTTTGCCGGCAATGGCATCGGGAATGGGAAATCGTAGATGTAAGTGCTGTTGTCCACAATGGCCACGTGAACAACCATAAATGCTTTACCAAAATAACGAGCCATAAAGTTTACCACAGTAGCCGCTGTTGAGCTGGCATCACCTTTGAACAAGTATCCAGTATAACCTGCGGGTATGGTATACACACCTGCTCTAGCACTGCCTCTACCTGCTGATATTTTAGAAACCAATGTGCCGCTACCTGAGGTAACAGTTGTAAGAATGTCACCCACGTTAGTTTCTGTGTTATTACATGATATGTTATGAATACGTAAGAATTGTTTGGTTGATGCGACTGCTGTTCTTGAGTCCGAAGCATTTAGTGTCACCACTTCGGTTTGATTATTATAGCTAGAATCCAATCCGTCAATAAGAAATGGCATACTTCTGTCAGTTGCATTGTTGGTAGAACTTTTTAGATACAGAGTTTGTGCTGTGACAAAACTACTCCACGGATATGCTGTTCCACCTGACCATACAGCATCACCTGCTGATGTAGCAGGATTGTATCCTGTGACTTGTTCTACAGTATGTCCGGCAATCAATCCCTGTGCTACTTGCATGGTCCATAGTTTACCTTGAGCACTACCACCAATAGTAGTCACACTGCCTGTAACTGTTATTGGATTGCCTGCGTCGTTTTTAATCTCTACTTCAGGCATAGTGCCGATGTTGACGGTAGGAGTTCCACTAATAGTAACAGTGGTGTTTTCCAATGCTGACAATGTGTTTGCCGATAAACTAACTGTGCCGTCTGAGCCAATGCTGACTGTGCCTTGAATAGGCACATAAGGTACAGCAAGTATGCCGCTGGTACCAACTTCTGTTATATGCGTGTGGACAGGAGCTTCAGGAGTTGATGTAACTGTGACCGTATCAAGTAGATTTACATCACCTGTAATAGTAATGTTGTCACTGCCGAGACTAACACGGACGTGAGGCTCTCCAGCATCATTGTAGGCCATGGCCTTATGGATATTAAGGAGATTGGTTTCTTGAGGATGATCGTAGTTGGTGGTATTTAATCTACGGTCGCCTCTACCCGGTGATGGTGGGGTATATCCCATTCTTAGTCTAGATCAAGTATGCTCATCTGACTAGCAGCAGTACTGGCAGCAGCAACCTTGTTACCAGCTTTGAAATTAAAGATCATTGTGGTATTACTTGGTATAACAAATCCATTGCTGGTAGTTACGCTGGGTGCTGTACCAAATTGCACACTCTGGGCTAGATTGCCTGTGGTAATTAAAATGCGTCTAGAAGTAAACACCGAACTGACAGTAGCACTAGTAGTGGTTTGTAGTGTTTGATATTTTGCGGTATCTGCGCCGTCAATTGTTTGTATTGTGTAATATTGGCTCATTGGTTTTCCTTATTTGGTAGCTTGCCAGCTTGGGTACATGCTGGGTGCATTGGTTCTAATATCTGCGGGATTCTTACTGTGATGTACATCATCACCTGCAGGAAATGCTGCTGCAACTGGAGCAACAACTGTATTGGGTTCATTTGCGTATTCTGGGTCTGCCAGTATGCCAGCAAGACGTTGCATGTCCATTAGGTCGGCTTCGGGCTCGGCAGTGATTTTGATAGCAACCACGGGCTCTGCAGGTGCTTGTGCCCCGTCAACAATGTCCAGTACGCTGCGGATAATATCTGTGATCTTCATACGAGTATTTAGCAAAAAGAAACCCGCTGAGGCGGGTTTAGAGTACTACCTTGCACACAAATTTATTGTACCACGTATTCTGCCAATTCAAAATAGGTGTTACCACGCTCGACGCTGGCTTCAATTTCAAATTCAAAATCTGCGGTGTCCATGGCAATGATACGATGCTCGGCTTCATCGCCGATCAGATCCAAAATATCCAACATGGCACGAGCAGCATCGTCATGCGGGCCATCAAGCATGGCATCTGCTGCTTCGGCCAAGTATTCTACCACTTCTTCCATGGTTTCTGCATCCAGCTGATCAACACTTATGCGTTCTTCTAGAATTGCTTCTACAGTTTGTTCAATGTTCATCACAAGGCCTTCACATGCATGATCACATCTTTGGCATGCTGCATGTCGCTATGCGCCAATGCTCGTTCGATCATGTCAAAATATTGATCGTGTAAATCTTCTACAATGTTGCCAATGATTTGGCGTTTGCGGTTAAAACTCATGGGTACAGAATTACGTGGTCTGTAGTCAGGTGTCATGCCGTTGATCCTTGTGTTTGGGGTTACGCTGATAACGTGTTTTGTTTTGCACTGTACGACTCCGAAACGGACTTCCAGTTTCAAACAACACACGATGTGCTCGGGTGCGCTGTACCAAAATAGGTTTTACCGTTTTCATAATAATAGTTATGCCGTTTCTTTGTTAACGGTAATAATGGGAAATTTTTTTATGTTTTTACACGTATGAATATAAGCGCCACAACGTTCGTGAAATGCATCAAAATTTGATAATTTTCTTGGAACAAGTGGAATATTATAAATTGTTAACCAAGTGGCCACGGCACCAACAGCATCTTGTATAGGCCAAGTATTAACTACTGCTAGAAATTTATTAGCTTTCCTATGCAACCAACGTTTATCAGACTGAGCAATTTCAGTAGCCATTTTGTGTGTTAGTTTGGGATAGTTATTACATAAATGGTCCCACATAAATTCTTGTTTGGGAGTCACTGATCTATTTCCTTAAACGTAATTAGATATTTACTGCTTCTTGGTTAACTGCAAACGGTAGTTGGTTAAGTACTGCTTCAACCTGATATGGGCTGAGTCCAACCATGTCTGCAATTTGCTCTACTGTGTATCCGTTGAAATCCATGCAACTGATTTCAGTGAACAATTCTTTAAACTGGCTCATTATGCTGTCTCCGTAATTTGTACAACATGTTTTTCAAAAAAAGCAACGGCATCGTAATACTCTGCTTCAAAATCGTAGTTTGTACCTGCTGATTCCAACTGATATTGATAGTTGCCAGTTCTCCAAAGAACCACACGCTGGTTGTCTTTGTTGTAACCATCTGCGATATATTGAATACTCATTGCGCTGCCTCTAGCTCTACGAGCTGGTTAAAAAGTTTACGACGCTGCTCATCAATGAAACGGTTAGTTACTTCGTCAAAGCAACCAGCCTGCTCGTCCAACATGACGAGTTCTTCGTACAGGCAATCAATTAAAGTTTGATCTTCCATTACGCTGCCTCCCGAGCTTCCATCATGTCCGACAGGATGAACTTGGCAATGTTCATCTGCTTACGCACATACTCATTGGAGTTGGGTGAAGGGATGCTGGGGTTATTCATGGATATCATTTCCTGACAATCACTCAGAATCCCCATCACTACCATCTCCATACCAGTGAACTTTGCTGTGAAGCAGTTCATGTACTGCTCACGAATTGCGTCTGCGGACATACCGTAGCAGTTTTTTTCGAATTCTGTCATTTGTTACGCTCCTTGTTATTTACTGTACATACATTATAGCAAAATGGCGATTTTTGGTCTACCGTTTTTATGTTGCTAATTTAACAATCAATCCCACAGAATAGATCAGCAGCAATATTGCATTAATTGCAATCAGACTCCATTCACGCCAAATAATGGACACAATCAGCCAGATAAAAGACCCCAGATTCAGCAAGGCAGGCCCTTCAGGATACATGTTGATGCTGGTGCAAACAGCGCCAGCGGCGGTTACTAATGTAGCAAGCCATTTGAGATAGAATACCATGGGTTTTTTCATGCTCTAAGTGTAGCAAAATAAGCATTTTGAGTCAACCAGAGAATATTGCTTAAATAACAGCATGAGCGGCAAAATAATTCCTATTCAGATTCGTACAAACAAAGACATACAAGAAACCTTGCGCAATCCGGTAGATTCCGGTATGGCAAAATCGTTGGCAGAGTTACACCAAGAATTTAACAGTCCTGACATGCCCGAAGACAAATATCTGGCCACTGCCAAAGGCATGCTCAAATATGCCATGCCTGCTGCACAAAAGAACTTGTCCGTGGTCAAAATTGAAAATGTCACCCGGCACACACACATTGCATTGATTCTCATGCCCAAATGGGCAGTGTTCTTTGCTCCGTACAATATTGCAAGATTGGCTGCTGTCACTAGAGCAGCAGGATATCGGACTAGTGTGTTTGATTGGAACGTGGATACCTGGCACAAACTCAAAAAGGTAATAGACGAAGATCCTTATGAAGGACATGGGTCCAGGGACTATCTTTGGCTTGACGACATGTACGAACGCAGACTGAGTCGGCATGTGGAGCCTGTGCTTGAAGAATACCTTGAAAAAATAATCAAGCTCAAGCCAGACGTTGTGGGTTTCAGTTTGTACTACACCAACGTGTTTCCTACTCTTTGGCTGGCAAGAAAAATTAGAGAACGTTTACCCAATACAAAAATTATTGCCGGCGGATCACATATCCAGTGGAACCCTGAGCCGTTTCCTGAGTTTGATCATGTGGTCAAAGGTGAAGGTGAGGAATTGCTGCTGCAATTATTAGACGATATTGAAAATGGAATCCCATTGACTGAATATCAATACAACGCAGACAAAACAAAAAGGATCAACCTAGATCAGCTGCCGTTTCCGGACTATTCAGATCTTGACGTCAATGCTTACATGATACCCAATGCCATCAGTTCAGAACTGAGTCGTGGTTGTGTGGCCAAATGCACATTCTGTCAGGAAACACACTACTGGAAGTATCGCAGTAGACAGGCGCCGTTTATACTAGAAGAAGTCGAACATCAATACCGTACCTATGGCACCAACGTGTTTTGGTTTATTGACAGCTTGGTAAACGGAAACATCAACGAACTTCGTGCATTTGCACTGGGTGTGGTTGAACGTGGGCTAAAGATCAAGTGGGAGGGGTATGCTCGCTGCGACGAGCGCATGGACCTAGAGTACTACAAAGATCTGGCTGCCAGTGGTTGCATGGCATTGAACTACGGAATAGAGAGTGGAAGCCAGCGAGTGCTTGATGCCATGCGTAAAAACGTAACCATAGCTGAAGTGGAAAAGAACTTGCGCGACGGTGCGTCAGTACACATTGGTGCTCAGACCAACTGGATGCTGTGCTATCTCAACGAAGAATCCGTGGACTTTGCCAAAACAATGACACTGGCCTGGCGCATACAAAACTGTAACCTAACGTCAATGGCCCGTGGTACAATGAATATTGGTCCTGGACGAGTGCAGGACGACCCTGACTTTTACAATGTACATCCAAAATATTTCTGCATGGGCTGGGCCACCAAGGACCTGGGCAATACCAAAATTCATAGGTTGATACGATTCAAAAGTTTTAATATTTTTATTGAACAGATGCCGGGCTTTCATTTTGATGGCGATAAAAATTCTCGGTTAAGCAAGACCTATGATGTAAAATTTGAAACTAATATATCAGTCATTGGCCAATATCTAGATATCCCGTATGAAGAATTTGATTATGAGATCATTAAAGATGCTACACTAGATTGTGTATTTCTTAAGACTGTGGTCAACGAAGTTTGGCCATTAATTCGTACTTTATGGAGATCCAGAGCCAAAAAAGCCATGGAAATGACTGTGACTTTTGATCCCGAATGGGACCTAAACGAATACGGAAATAGGTTGGCTGATCAATTTGCCGCCACATATAATTTTAAAATTAACAATGACGGGCAATGGACAGCCAATTGTGTAGTAAAATTTACCTGCCCAGACAACCCACATGCACCGTGGTGGCCAGAGTCCGATGTCAGATCAGACTACAACATTGATCTAGTTTGGCAAGGACACGGATCCTGGTTTAACTAACAAATGCGTATCTTGACTTGGCATGATTTTTGAGCGATAGAAATAAATCTTTATCTTGTTGATTCATAATATTATATAATAACACATTGTGCTCTGCTAGATTGGTATTGGTACGCACATCCCATTTGGCACTATAGGTCAGATATTCCTTCCAATGTACCAGTGATTGATTGGTAGTTGGTTGCATACATAAGTTTACTAGATTTGTGATATTGGCGTGAAAGGTTTTGTTCTGCATTAGCCATTGATTAGATAATACTAGAGAAATTTTTTCTAGTAGAATGTGTTTAATGTACACTGGCAAATTTTGAACATCTAGCCACTCAGGTTGCCACAGTGGCGTATCGTATGCGGTGATGTCTATTTTGTGCTCGGCAGCAAAAGATTCAAAAAACTTTACCCAGGCTGGCAAATAAAAAATATTATTAATTGACCAAACTGGTGTTAGAAAAAAATTAAAATTTTCAAAAGTCTTTTGATATCTCACAAAAGAATTTAAATTTTTATGAATTTTGTTCCAGTTTGCAGGCCACCTTACATAATGATAATTTTCATATATGCTGTCAACGCTGATAGCCAACGACACTCTTTTAAAATTGCTGCAGAGATCCGTAAACAACCGATCATCGTCAATTGATCCATTGGTATTAATTGTCAAGGTAATCTGCTTGCTAATGCCAGTCCCAATCAACCAAGATACAATTTTATGAAAATCAGATTGTACCATTCCTTCGCCACCTGATATAACTAGATTTACAGAGTCGTGAATTTGGGTTTCTCGAGAAATGCTGTCAAGAAGGGATTGCCAATACGCTGTATTATCAGACATGGTATCTACTAATATTTCGTAACCAATGTCAATTTTGGAAAATAAACTACTGGTGGTAGAATTACAACTACGGCAGGCCATATTACAAAGATTTGACAATGTACAATGAATATGGAATTCCTGATCAATTTTCTGTTTATGAATTAAGTTATCCAGCTGCTGGTCGTTTAATTCAATCAAATACCTAGTTCTTTCGCTGATCTTGCCTGCATCTTCACATTGATAACAAGCTTTACAATTGTCGTAAGTGTTGCCAGATTCTATTGCTTGTTTAAGTTTGTGTATGGGTGTTAAAAAATCCCCCAACTTGGGTTTTTCTAGGTTGCAACACGGACTCACTGTTTTTGATGAATGAAAATATTGCAGGCTGGTATACGGCAATAAACAAATATGTTGGTTATCATTTGCCCATTTGTGCCTGTCCGTAGTTTTATCAAACGTATTAGAGTATGGAATAATCATAATATGAAATATTAAGTTGATTTTTTATTTAAGTAAATAACACTACTTGATATAGGATATTTATGAGAATTGGTTTCTACGGCGACAGCTATTGTGATTTGCAATGGTTTGATGATGATTATTATCTTGCTACCCCTTTGGCCTTTCCTAGAGAATTAAAAACTTGGGCTGCGAGAATAATTGACGATTTTGATTCTGAGATATTAAGTTCTGGGCTAGGTGGATCTTCTTTGTTTTATGCCATTGCAACCTGGAAGAAAGATCTAGAAAAATTTAAACAAAATCCATACGATGTTGTTATTTTTACATTTTCGTGGTATGAAAGATTGTACACACCACATCAGAATTTTCAACCTGTTTTTCTAGCCAAAGCCGAGCGTCGGCCTATGCCTGATTCTGCGGATCCCGACGTTGACTTTGATGAGATCAGCTTTGGTATAGATTTATATTACAAGTACTTTTGTCAAGAAGATGAGCAACAATTCTACTATGAACTGAGTCTCAAATACATCCTGGCCTTAGCTGATCAGTACCCTGATACTAAATTTATCTTTTTACCATGTACTGAGTTTGCTCGGAATCTATCCTTGAAACATTTTACCAATGGTGTACTGCTTAATTTTAGTTTTGAGATGTTAAGTAATCTAGAAACAGGAAGCCCGGGTGCTATGCCTATTTTATGTAACCGGTCGGGTCACCTAAACGATCATAACAACGAATCTTTTGCCAAATTAATAGGCCATATTATAAACAATTACGAAAGTTATAGAAATCAAATCGTTGATCCAGATTTTACACAATTTGATTTAACCACTGTTCCTGTTTTTAACAGGTTAATGTAATGTGATATCATCATCGAACTGTTGTAAATCAACTACCCCTAGTACTTTCATTATTTTTTGAATAGTCTTTGGTGGTTTGTTTGGCAGTATTGTTGGGATAAAAGCATATTTTAAGTTTCCGTCGGGATCAAATACAAAGCCATAATCATCGTCACCGATGTCTTGGTAATCTGCTTCGGTATCTTCTATTTCAATTTCAACACGTTTACTCATTGCTACTCCCGTTAATACAGTATTTACTTAAACAGGATCAGTGCCATCAGCACAGCCTGAATAACAAAGCCAAGACCAATGGTAACAACGTTCAGCAGGTCTTTGAGGATTACGGCGCGACCAAATAAAAATACCAGACCCAACCACATGAACAACACAACGTCCACACTGGGGGTGCTGTCGGTCATGCCTGTTAGCAAGGCCAACAAGGTGGGAATGGTTGCAGCATGTAAAGCAATTGCTGCAAGCCAACCCATTGTGTCAGCTGAAATTTTGCCGAAGTGCGTGGTAAAAAAATCTACCACTCCGGTTCTAATTTTATCGAAATCAATTTTGTTTGAAGTTTGCATTTTTAGCGTTTTAAGTTTAGGTGTTGAAGTTAAAATTGGCATTAATTTTTCCACTAACTACCATAAAATATATGGTGGCCAATTTTGGCAATTGGCGTCTTGCCCCATCCGGGCTTGACATAGTCAGCATGATAATACATGGCATTTTTGAGGCTGGGTAAACGAAAATTCTCCAATAGAACTTTCTTGGCAACTTCTTCGCTTTCGCGATACAAGGGTTGGTAAACAGGTTTCACTCTATGGGTACCATCACAGTACCACGAGAACTGACAGACCACACGTGAGTAGATAACATTCTTTTGATAAACTACTGCACAAACGTCGCCTGGGAATTGCCCGCTGGCAGCACGGTTCATGGTCACCTGTGCCACAGCCACTTTGCCTTCAAACGGTTCACTGGCAGCTTCCCAATAGATGTTTTGAGTCAGGCAACGTAACTGACGCTCGCGGTCCGTGGCTGTTACCATTTTTACTTTGGCCATTTCGGCCTTCTCTGCTTTCAAACCTTCAAACTTGTTTTTGGTAACTGCTACTAGGGCACTTGTGGCCAACCACATACCAAATACAATTGTTACAAATTTAACCATTCCTGGGAAATATTGTTTCATTTTTATTCCTCCTTAAATCAGGGTGTAGTTTTATATAACTACAAGTTTTTTGAGAAAACAACTGCTATAACCCAATAACTGATGTTATTATAACATAAATTCTGGTTTTTTGCAAGTTATATTAGCTGTTTATGGCTAATAGTTTTGGTGCTAGCCCGAAATCACATTTGGACTGCCGGCGGCTACTGCGTCGCCGCAACTGATAGAATCGCCAATTCTGGCCAAGGCCAAACCGTTGACAAACACGGTTGCAGATCCTGAACTTTGAACGCCACCGTGAGTGTCTGGTGGTCCAGGATCGGTATGATCAGGCCAAGCGTCTGTGACTCGTACTGCTCCTTGTCCGTTGACAAAAACATCTGTACTGCCATTTGGAGTGTTGGGTCGTGGCACGTATCCTGCGTGTCCGGTGCTGGCATCTAGATTGGTTCTTGTGACTGGTGGCATTATACTTGGGCTCCGGCTACTGCTGCAACCAGGGCTGTTTGGCCTGGGGTGTAGTTGTTATTTATTTCTTGTGTGACCACCCCAAGATTGGCTCCGTTTACTGTTACTGCATATGTTGCGGTTGCACTGGTTGACGTGGAGGCCAGGTACTCGTTTACCAACAAGTAGCCTACGGGTAATTCTGCAAATGCTGTTTTTGAAGTGATTGTCTGCGGTTGTTTTTCAGCGTCCAGGTAATTGACTATTTTAACAAAGTTATCGTTATACCTGCCAGAAATTACCACAGTGTTGGCCACAGTGTCAGTCGTTACTAGAATGTTGCCGGCTGTGTTATCGCCCAAGGTCACTACTATGTCGCTGATAAGCGGATCTGCAGGATCAGTCGCAATAGTTACTGTTCTTGCAAAATCTGTATCCTCGGCAATCAGGGCCAGTGTGGTAGGCGATAATGTATATGCCATTAGGTAATTATGCTGCCTCTGGTGATGGGCTCAATGCCAGTTGTGGTCTTGATGTAATGTTTTTGCATGGCATCAATGCTCATTCCGTGCATGACCACATGATGCTTGCTGAGAGTGAATTTATGGTCTTGATCAGCTGTCATCACAGTTTGAATCAGGCCCATGCCCTGGGCACTTGGTAGCACTGTGCAAGGTCGTTCTAACACATATTCGTCATTGGCTTCTTCGGCCACGCGAGCAATAATTTCATCGCCGGTGGACAAGCGAAAGCTGACCACATCGCCTTGATCGTACTTTTTTCTTGATACTAACATTATTGTCCTTTGATTTTATTAAAAAATTCTGTTGATTGTTTACTGAGACCATCAAATCCACCAGGAATTAGTTCATATCCATGAAAAATTTGCGGTACGCTTCTTAGACCTTGATCTACTAGCATTTGTCTAGCATCTTGGTCGTATTCTATGTTAACTTCAGTATACGAAACGCCTTTGTTTTCTAGTAGAGTTTTTGCCCGAACACAGTAAGGGCAGTTGTTTTTTGAATATATTGTAAGCATGATATTTTATTAGTTGTTTTTGTATTTAAGTAATTGTTGAATTAAGATTTACTTTTTATGCAAAGCCTGCATCATTCTGACAGCATTGCGTCCATATGCCATATGACACCATATTAAATCTTGAACTTTGTTTTGCGTTTCCGTGTAATACTCACGCAGTCGATTAAAGTTATGTTCTCTGATCTCTTCAGTCAGGTCATAAATTTTTCTAGGATCAAGTTCGGCTAATTTTTCCACTTGGTCAAATGCCATTTTCCATCGAATCACAGGATCTTGCACCGTGTCGTACGTTTCATCAATCACGCAATCAAATGTTCTGAATCCCAGTTGTTTAAGCAATGTCAGTGAACCTACAGCGCCGAACAATATAAACACCCGCTTGGCGAAAAATACTCTTCCTATCTTTTCAGTCACTGAAACAAAATTTTCACACTCAGTTTCTGTGATAATGCTGTACCAGGTGTTGGCGTAGATTTTCCACGGTACCAGGTGTGCTACACAAGCTTGCACTACACTGTGTAGTGCAAGCTGGCTAGACATTACTGCAATTATGATAGAATCTGTCAGCTGTGTTAACTCGTGTTTTGATATATCGTAATTGTAACTATCAGCCCATTTAAAAATATCGCCAATTGAGGCCTTTAATGATGCCGTGACAGTTTGTTTGCTTAATTCAGCTGCTGGGTTATAATTGACTGTGTCGTATTTTCCAACCAATTGATAACCTGCGGATGTATAGGGAAACCAAATCTCGTCGATCCTTATCTCTGTCAGCGACAAGTGCCGGCAAGACTGTACATAGCCTGTTGAATTTTCTTCAGCAGATCTAAAACTGTCTCTATACGTAACAACTGATTGAGCCAGCAATTTTTCGTTGTCTTGGAATCTTTTCATCACATATGATCTATGTGTTTTAGGTGATCCCAACAAGGCATCAAATAAAAAAGATTTCTCTAAATAATGATTTGATTCGCTGAATTCATTATAGTCAATCACATATAGTAAATAATAAGGATAAAATACTGCTTCATCAATGTCTGACACACTGTCTTCGGTCAGTAACAAATAATTTTTTATTCCTCTTGTTTCTACAAAAGATTGTATTAATTCAGTATTGTTCCTGCAAAAAGAATCAACAACAATTACCAGATCAAATATACCAAAATCTAAATTTTGATATTGTTCCGACCAGTCTCTTATGATCTTGATGGGATCCGAAGTCCAGTATTCCACTAAACAAATTCTGTAAGGTTCGTCCAGAACTAGATTTAAATCATAAACAATATCAAATTTTACTCTGGATTTACTTGTTGATCTAAAAATTGCATCGAATATCTTCGTGGACAATTGATATTTGTTTGGAGTAAATATGTTCATACCGTTACAAACTAAATCCCTTGAATGTATTGCCATCCACGTCTTGTTTGGTGCCACCAATCACGTAACTTGAAATTTCTGTCTCTTGCGGTGCCACCTGAACTTCGGCGCCAGCAATCCATTTTTGTGTCCATGGTAAAGGATTTGATCCTGTTTTGATATGACAATTTAATCCCACTGCTGCCATACGTTTGCAGGTCAACCAATCTACATATTGGCCCAATAACACTTCATTCAGGCCAATCATGCTGCCATCTTTGAACAAGTAGTGTGCCCAGGCTTTTTCCTGTGCTGCTGCTGCCAAGAACATTGCTTCACATTCTGCACGAGTTTCTTCTCTAATCAAGATATAATCAGGATCATCCTGGGGTAGTAATTTTAGCAAGGTTTGCGTGGATCCCAGGTGTACATTTTCGTCACGAGCAATCAACTTGATGATTTTAGCATTGCCTTCCATCTTTTTCAACTCAGCAAATGCCCAACTACAAGCAAAGCTGACATAGAATCTAATACCTTCTAGTGCGTTGACACTGTTTAAACATATCCACAATTTCTTTTTTAACTCGTATCTGTCAATGGTGACTGTTTTACCATTGACTTCATGAACACCATAACCCAACAGTTTGTAGTAACCAGCATAGTCAATTAGATCGTCATAATACTTGCTGATATCTGTAGCACAATCAACAATCTCCGGGATCTCTGTCAGCTCGTCAAACACGATACTAGGATTAGCATAGACGTTGCGTATGATATGAGTATAGCTACGGCTATGTATGGTTTCATTGAAACTCCAAGTCTGGATCCATGTCTCGAGTTCAGGTATGGTAGCAAGAGGAAGAAAAGCAAGATTGGGACTACGACCTTGAACGCTATCCAAAAGTATTTGACGTTTAAGATTGCTTGTAAAGATATGCTGTTCATGTTCCGTCAACTCCTTGAAATCTTTGGCATCACGAAGTACATCTACTTCCTCGGGTCTCCAAAAGAATCCCAACTGCTTGTCTGTCAGTTTGTCAAACTGTCTATATTTTAATACATCATAACGCTGTACTGGTGCCGCACCAGATTCATCCAAGAACGCCAAGGCTTTGGTATGATCTGTTTTATTATTAATATTGAATACACTCATTTGTTAAATTCCGCTTTTATGTAAAGTTACAACAACAAGGTCCTTGTTGTTGTTATTTCCTATTATTTTTAAACACGAGCCTGATGTTGCCATTCATGTACTCGTCCATGACCGTAAAATCAACATCAAAGATCAAATATTGAAATGGCATGTTATCTAATTCTTGTCGGACAAATCTATCTATATCAATTGTTCCGTTTTTAAACCTATCGTCAGCTGATTGTTCTATCATACGAGCGGAGTTTAATGCTATAAACCCTTTTCCGTTTGTTTTAACCATGGATGAAAAATCTAAAACTCTTTGCCTTATGTTTTCTATTGGAGAAAAATGTAAGGCGTTGATTGAAAACACACTCTCGAAGTAATTATAATGATTTTTAATATAATTGTCATCTACAAAATCAGATTCGTCACCATAAAAATAACAAGATTTAGAATCTTCTGCTCCTACTCCAATTATGGTAGGAATGTATTTTTTAAAAATATTCCACCCGCACCCAAGATCATAAATTTGGGCAGGATTATTTTCTAGTAGCGGCAATAGATAATAAAAAGGAACCATGGAAAATTTAGTTTTTCTCATTGATGATCTATTTCCTTGGTATTCCCTAGGGGTTATATTGTGATCCTCTTCCTGAGCAAAATGTTTATCCCATAATAAACAATCAAAATCTTCAGTCACCTTTAGTGTAATATCAGAATCCTTAAAAGACTCATAAAATTGTTCAGATTTATAATCATTTAAATTCTTCATAAGACGCAACTGTCACAATCCGCTTGATCCTGCGCGGCTTGGTCTTCTAATTTGATATCAGCAGTCATTTTGTCTACATTGATTTCACCTTGGCCATCAAAGGTATTGAAATAATATAGTTGTTTCAAACCATATTTGTAACACATTATGAGATGTTGTAACATCTCACTCATGGGGATCTTTTCATCTGTGTAGTGCTGTGGGTTGTAGGAAGTATTTACACTAATGCCTTGATCAATATACTTTTGTAGCACCGCACACAGCTTCAAATAACCTTCGGGGTTTTTCTGGTCCCAAAGTAGTTCATATCGGTTCTTTAAACGCCGATATTCGGGCACAACTTGCTTCAATTGACCATGTTTTGAACCTTTAATGCTAACATAGCTTCGCGGTGGCTCAATACCATTAGTGGCATTACTGATTTGTGCGCTTGTTTCTGCGGGCATCAGTGCCATCAATGTCGCATTGCGTTGACCAGTTCGTTGTACTTGTTCACGCAAGGACTTCCATGGCATACGTTCTTGATATAGCACTAACTCGTCTACATCTAGTTTACGTGTGTCTATTGGTAATATACCCTTTGCGGATTTCAAGTCTTTCCATCTGGTGCAAGCGCCTTGTTCTTCCGCGAGGTCCGCAGAGGCTTTGATCAAGTAATATGACCAGGCCTCTGCATACTCATCTACTAAAGGTAATGCACGTGGATCACTATAACTAACATCATTTTTAGCTAGGAAATAGGCGAAATTGATAATACCAATTCCCAGTGGTCTAAACTCCTCGGTAGCCAGCCGAGCAGCCAGGATTGGATAGTTCTGATAACTTAGTAACGCATCCAGTCCTCGTACTGCCAAACGACACATTTTTTCAAAGTCATGTGGGCTTTTTACATTGCCCCAATTGATCGCTGATAGAGTACACAGAGCGATCCTACCATCCTCGTCATTGACATCTTTCAATGGTACAGTTGGCAAATCTATTTCTGCGCAAAGATTACTCATTTTAACCGGTGCCACCATCTCGTCAAACGGACTGTGGGTGTTGGCATGATCTACGTTCTGCAAATATATTCTTCCGGTATCCTTGCGTTCCTGCATGAACCTACTAAACAAATCTGCTGCTTTAAAAGTTTTCTTTCTTAACTTGGTGTTACGTTCTGCTCGCTCATATAACTCTTTAAAACGCTCTTGGTTGTTGAAGAAAGCCTCAAACATTTCAGGCACATCGTGGGGGCTAAAACAGGTAATATCGCCACCTGAGATCAGTCTTTCGTACATTAATTTGTTGAATTGCACCCCATAGTCCATGTGACGTACTCTATTATCCTCTGTGCCTTTGTTGTTCTTTAATACAATCAGATCCTCAATTTCCAAATGCCAGATGGGATAGTACAGTGTAGCAGCACCATTTCTGACTCCTCCTTGACTGCAACTTCTTGTTGCACTCTGGAACAACTTGTAAAACGGTACAACTCCGGTGTGGTAAGCATCACCGTTTCTGATTGGGCTGCCCAGCGCACGGATACGCCCTGCACCAATTCCAATTCCGGCCTTTTGACTAACGTATTTGACAATGCTGCTAGCAGTAGCATTGATGCTATCAAGGCTGTCATCAGTCTCAATAAGAACACACGAGGAGAATTGCTTTTGCGGAGTGCGTACACCAGCCATAACAGGAGTAGGCAGACTAATATCATGAAGGCTAACAGCGTCATAGTAATCTTTTACCCACTGTAAGCGGGTCTCTTGTGGGTAAGTTTGAAATAGTGTAGCTGCAATCAACAGGTACGCTATCTGTGGTGTTTCAAAAATCTCATTGGTAACACGATTTTGTACCAGATACTTGCCGCGCCATTGTTCCATGGCCACATAAGTAAAGTGCTCATCACGCTCATGCTTGATGTAACTGTCCAAGATTGTCCATTCATCTTTGGTGTAGGCATCCTGTAACGCCTTGTCATAGAAACCACTACTGACATTCTTGGTTACCAAATCGTACAAAGGCCATGGTGTATAATCGTTGTAAACTTGTTTACGCAAATGATAATTGATCAGTCTGCCTGCCACGTATTGATAATTGGGTGTTTCTTCACTAATTAAATCCGCTGCGCTTTTGATCAAGGTCTCTTGTATGTCTACTGTTCTGATACCGTTGTAAAATTGTATGTGACTTTTGATTTCTACTTCGCTTGCGCTTACTCCTGTGATGCCCTCAGTGGCCCACATGACCACTCGATGCATTTTTTCTATGTCTAAGAATTCTTTGCTGCCATCTCTTTTTGTTACTTGAATTTGTGTCATCAACGCCTCTAGTATTGTTCTAATTTTAAATCTACTGCTGTGTAGCAATATTTTAATATTAATCTTTGATTAATGTGTGTGTTATTTACGAGCTCATCCTCGGCCAAATTAATAACATATTTCCCATGAGCCAAGTAAGCTACATGGTAGGTATAATGGCTCTTGGGATCATAATATACTCTTATTTCTGGATTTAATTCTGGCCCATGGCTGCTTAGATGTAAAGTATACACTATACCCAATGTTTTTGCAAGATCACAATAGTAATTTTCCGTAATTAATTCCCAAGGATCGGGCCAGGTTGCAGGATCATCAGCGGCTAGATAAAAAGGGATAAACGGGCAGGATTGCCAAAAATGCAGGGTTTCTAATATTGCGTCAGGCATGGTCAATTGATTTAATTGTTGCCTGAAAGATTTCCAGCGAGAGATTCTCTCGCTGGTTGGTAGTTGAAACATTGGTTAATTGAATTTTTTAAGTGCGTATTTAAAAGTAGCTGTGCCTGATGCCAATGAACATCTGAGATTTAAGTCATTTAAAAATAAGTTTGCCGACAAGCTGGTAGCAGTTTCTGCAAATTCATCAGAAAACGCAACTGTGGTAGCATTGGAAGAAAACATCATGGTCCCAACACGACGAGCCGAGCTACTACTTATTTCATAATCAAATGTGCCAGATGAATTTGCAGTTACCAACATGATTGATGAATCAGTGGTGTCAATCCCAACTGCTGCTGCTGTTCCTCGCTGCAGGTTACCTAAAAACATTCCATTTAATGTAGGAGTGTTATCAAAGTTTTCACCGTATGTGTGCCAATATGTTGCTGATGTCATACGTGCAGCGGCGCCAATATTGCCATGAAAATTGTTTATTCCAGTATAACCATTTACAGATCCGCCATCCACCGTGACATTTGATATGTCGTCAAATGTGGAATTTAAAACCTGGAATTTTAAAACACTGGCACCTGCTAGTGTGATAGCATTGCCACCATGAGCCAAAATACATCCATCAATCACTATGTTCCTGGTTTGTTGTACAGTGGAGCTCACTGCAACCAGATTAACATAAGTTCCAGCAGATGTATTACTGGATATTAGCGTGTCCTTGATTTTTACGTTAGCAGCACTGTCAATACTGATCAGTGGCACTGACGTAGTCAAATTTGAATTGTGTATGGTCAGATGCTGTATCTCTACCATACTTGGCAGTATGCCACCAGTTGTCCCAATACTGGCTCCTGTCAGGAACCTGCTATCACACAATTCAATAACTTTCTTGTTGCCTTGTGTCAATTGAATCCTGGTGCTGTTAATTCCGTCACCAACCAGTCTGGCGTTAGGGGGAACTTGAATTGTGTTTGATGTTATATATGTGCCGCCAGGAAAATATATAGTTCTGCGTGGCAGCAGGCCAGTTTCCTGATTGGGAGTTTTGTAAATTTGTGTAAGTGCTCGATTAATTGCATCAGTGTCGTTGGTAGTACCATCGCCAACAGCACCAAAATCTCTAACATTCACAATATCATCCAACTTGGCCTGAATGCTGCGAGATGTTGGGTTCAGTGAACTACTGCCAGTTTGTGCAGCATAGCCAGCAGCATTACCAAAAAATTGGTATGATCCCAACAGTCTTGTTAGGTCGCCACGGTCAATGTTTTTTTGCGTAAGTATTTCTGTTACGCCAATTGATGGTGCTAGTTCTTCTAGAGTCCCGTTTCCAATAAACAATCGTTGTTCGTCAATGCTCCAGCCAAGTTCGGCTGTAGTCAACTGGGGCAGGTCTTGTTGCAAACCTCTACGATGCTGTATTCTGCTGATCTGTGTTACGGCCATTGCAAATCCTTGATATTATTCAGTATTTATGATATTGTGGTTACAACGATTGCGTAGGAACTATTTCAAAATTCCAGCCTTTTTTAAGCTCGTGCCTGTTTAGATGTCCGTTGGTTGAGTTTGGTCCACTAAAACCACACATGTTGCACACCTTCTCCGGACCTTGCTGTTGCTGAAACCAGGCGGTAATTTGATCATTATCTGCTGTTATATCTAGGCTGGAATAATTGGTCAGATAAGATGCCCAGTCCAAATCATCGGCCAAATTAAAGGTTTGTAGAGTCTGATTCAGTACTGCCACTGTTGGGCATTTATATATTTTTCCTTCGTACAAATTTATAAAATTTTTTGCCTGACAGAAACTGTGATTGTCAACGTGCCAGGGATCATTATAATCGTAAAAAGGTTTTAATTTAGTTTCAACACCTTGGTAATGTGCTTGCCACGGGATTTGCCATTGCTCGCAACTGGTGATACGTATTCCGGCGTCTACTCCGTCTATCTCAATTCTCCACCATTTTTTATGTATTTCTGGTTCATCTAACCACAAATTCCAGGTGACGGTTTTTTCTGGGTGCTTGCGTTGAAGATGGGCTAATACTAGTTGTTTAAGTTGCTCGATATTTTCTTTGACCATGCCGTAGTACGGTTCATGACCAGTTTGAATGCTTACTATAAACTGCGGTCTGATGTCCTCAGTAAACAGCTCCTCAATTTTATCGTATAAAGTATTTAAATAGTATCCATTTGTATTAATGCGTAATTCTGCATCAGGCCAAAGTTGTCGAACTTGTTTGCACCAACCAATGAAATTAGGATGCAGTAGTGGCTCACCACCAAATATAGTCACAGCAGAAGGGTCCAATCGAGCGGCCCAATGTTCCAGCCAAGGGCGGCTCTGTTCTAAATTTACCAATCCTTTTATCTTTTTACTGTCGGAAAATGTCAAACAGCCACCACATTCTAAATTGCAGGATCTGATAATTGGTATGTCTAAGAATTTAAATTTAACTTTGTTCATTGAAATACTTAGCTAACTCCGGAACCATATTGATAATTGATTCGCCGCGCGATTCATCCAAAATTTTAGTATATTTGATAAAATCATTAAAACGATTGTGATCAAAATTATTTTGTTTTAATGTAGTAATTATATTGTGAATTCCTTGTGCCGAAAAATCTGAAATCTCCAATAGACAAGTTTCTAATTGCTGAATCAGGCCTGGTCTGAGCTCTGGCGGCACATTGTCAACAAACACTTCGGGAATATCATTGACCAGGTGTATGCCATGACCACTATTAGGAAACTCTTTGTTAATAAAAGTAACTAATTGTTTAACATTGAACACGTTGTATATGCTCACACATGTGGAGAATATCATGTCATGGTGTGCCATGCTACGAATATTTTTAATCACTGTATCAAAGTTTGATCCGTTGCGTACATAGTCGTTGATTTGATGGGTTCCATCAATTGACACTACCAATGTCAAGTATTTGAATTTGTTTAATACCGTTACAAATTTTTCACTTAGATGATTTAAACTTGTGTTAATGAGAATAACCAAATTTGGATTATGATGTGCCACTTTGTCTAGCAATTCTAAATTCAATGGCTCTACCAGTGGTTCCCCACCAGCAAGATATATTTTTTGTACATCACTATGCAATTCAACTTCATGATTGATTCGTGGATTGTCAATGGTCCAAAACTTTTCTGGCCATTGATGTTGTATCTTTTTGTATTCTGCATTTAATGCACTACTACTGGAACTGTTGCACATACGGCACTTTAAAGTGCAGGTATTGCTGTATCTCAGGTCATAACTGATAGGTTTGATGGTATTTTTATGGGTGAAATCATCAAAGCATTTTTCTACTGCGGTATGTGTAGATTCCCAATTGGTCCAGGTGTGATTTTCTCTTAGCCTGGGACTATAAATGTTGTTGTGTTCCTGTTGATAACAGGAATTGCAGTCAGCCGGCTTTGTGCCAGACAACATGTCAGATCTGATCCTGTTGATTTTATCAGAATTAAAACTGGCCAACGAGTCATCTGCAGGATTATCAGACTGCAATTGATCGCCATAACAACACACATGGTAAGTTCCGTTAAATTTTTTTTCCTGATGTATGAATGGCAATATACAAAAGCTACCATTTGCACCCAGTTCGGTTAACTTTGTTTTCATGCTGTTTGATAGTATAGTTCTACTCTACGCATCCATTGATCTTGCCAGTGATCAAAATCTTTAGGTTCTAGTACAAATTCTTGGTACACTGGATCATCGTGTTCTGTTGCTGGCTTCACACACATTAACACTACCCCTGTACGAATTTGTGTACCATGTGTTTCGTTGTGTGCTGCTGCATATGCAGCCAACTGTATAAAGTAATCGTCAATCCATTCACGCTTCTTGACCTTGTTACTTTGTTTAAAATCCATAATAGCAGGTTGTCCCTTCCAGGTGCCCACTAGGTCGGTAGTGCCGGCATATAGCCCACTGTAATACAACGGTACTTCGCTACCCCAAAATTCATCAGCATGGTGTAGCCCCTCTAGTATCACTTTTGCTGCCATGAACCACGAAGGTTGTGCAAATGGGTTACTAGGAAAATCACCTATGTCATCATTTTTCACATAACGCTCAAGATAGGTGTGCATGCGTGTTCCACGATTGGCAGCTTCTGTGGTAATCTGCTGGGCACGTTCTGTACCCACTCTATTGCGCCACTCTTGTAGTGCCTGCCGCGCTTCTGCAGGTTTGGTTTTTTCTAATATGGTTGTGACACTGGGCACACGGCTACCATCAGGCAGTGCGTAATGACGCTTGCCCTCTAGTGTTTCTCTTGCTAGTGGAACGTAGTTAAATCTTGGAGTGATCATTTAGATTGTAAAGCTTTCACCACAGCCGCAGCGAGCTTTTTCTTGAGGGTTGATGAACTCAAATCCTTCATTGAGTCCTTGTCGTTTGTGGTCCATTACAAGTCCGTTCAAATAAGGAACGTCTCTGCTGTTGACCCATACCGTGACACCTCGGCTTTCATATTGAAGCCAGTCCAGCGTCACTGGAGCAGTATCCATATACTCCAGTTTGTAAGCAAGGCCCGAGCAGCCTGTGGTCCTGACACCTATACTGATACCAAGGCCTTGTCCGCGTTTTTCAATATGCTTTAATACCTTCTTGGCTGCTACTTCAGTTAATTGTATCATGCTTGGCCTTGTAGTCTGCTATAGCTGATTTAATTGCATCCTCTGCCAGTATTGAACAGTGAATCTTGACTGGAGGTAAAGCCAGTTCTTCCGCAATTGCACTGTTTTCAATCAGATTTGCTTCATCCAGTGTCTTACCTTTGAGCCATGTGGTAACCAAGGACGAACTGGCAATTGCTGATCCACAGCCATAGGTTTTAAATTTAGCATCTGTGATGACATTGTTTTCTACCTTGATTTGGAGTTGCAGTACATCACCACACGCAGGAGCTCCTACCAATCCGGTACCTACACTGGAGTCAGTCTTGTCCATTTTTCCAACATTACGAGGATTCTCGTAGTGATCTAAGACTTCGCTTGAGTAAGCCATATTAAATTTCCTTTGTGTTAGTGTAAACTAATTAACTGCGTTTTGCAAGAGCTGATTTAGCCATTGAGTTAACTGTTTTTTCAGGGGCAGTACGCGGAGCATTAGTATCTGCTAGGCCAGCCACTTCTGAATCGTCAGCAAACGGAGCAAGATACACATACTTGACCCCGGTGTTGTCGTCTTTGATATCTTTGATCAAGCCTTTGATTACTTCATTGTCACTGTATGAATCAAGAAGATTTTCTAAGGTAAATTGTTGATCACCAGTGGTCTGTACAAGATTAATTAAACTGTCGGCTCGGACTCTGGGCTGTACATGTGTGTCGTGTGCTCGATTACGAAGAAACTCCAACGTGGTGATAAGATTGGCATCACCACGCCCTTCGGCTTCATCTTCCAGCATGTCGTCAATGTGATCTTCGACTATAATGTCACGAACTCGCATTAACGACGCTCTCTACCAATTTCGTTTGGTCCTGCAGCAGCATCAGTGGCCGCAAACTCATCTGTATCCATGTCACTGCCCATGTCAGGAGACATACCACCTAGGTCTGCTCCCATACCGCCTGGAGCTGCAACTGGAGGCATTGCGCCGCCCATGCCCATTGGTTGTGCCACTTGTTCACCGGCCAATTGTCTTGCTGCTGTGTCTGCTGCTTCACGTGCAGAACCCAGTTGCTCAACCATGTTGGCCAACAAAGCACCAACACTGGCCTTGAACTGATCTGCTTGTTCCATGCCAATTTGATCACGGATAGTGTCAAGCAAGGCAGGCATTTGCTCGTTTTGCATTTTGCTTACATCTTCTAGCATGTCTTGAATTGAATCAACCATGTCTTTGGCAGCCAGGATAGCTTGGCTTTTGCCCATTTCGCTTTCCATAATAAGCTGTTGCTTATTTTCTACCATCCAGCGATGCAGTCCTTCGCGCACCATTAGCAGTTCCATGTACTTGGGATTCTTTTCTGCCTGGTGTGCACCGTGGCTGCTCTTGATCTGATTTAGACTTTCTGTTAGTCCACGGGCCAATTTATAGGCTTTTGTAAAGTCCAAGTTGGCATAGTCAATCTTGATGCCAAAACGGCTTTCCATTACTTTATTAATTTTTTTAGCGGTAGGCTTGGTGCCCATTTCTGTTAATCTCATAGTGGTAGTTTCCCAAAGTTCAAGTATTTAGCCGAATTTAAAGTTTTTTTCAAAATATCTAAAAGATGGCGGCGCTGCGTCTTGGCATCAATACATCTATTTAACACCGCGGCAGATTTTACCAAATCACGATTCTTTGACAAAGTATACTCGTAGTGTACAATATCTGTGTCCAGTCTACCAATTTTGGTGTCTAAATCTAGCAAGTGCTGTGCTGCGTCAAATTTCTGTTTTATTTCGTTGATGCAATAAACTATAGCATTTATTTTTGATGTGAAGTTGTGTCGATGCTGACCGTCCAACTGCTCTACCCGCCAACATTGCTGATGTGTTCCGGTTATACGAAAATTTCCAACAAAAAACCCGTGAGTTCCAACAGGAATTACCACGGGTTGTGTTCTAAATCTTTTAAGTTCTTTTTCTGTCCAATTTTTTAAATGTTTTGTCCCTACATCTGCAAACACAGCTTGAGCATGTGCCAGATCAGATCTTTTTCCTGTAGTAGATTTTACCGTCTTCATTTTTTCTTAGTAGTACGTCTTTATTAACCAGGTGATTGGCAACCAATGTTTGTCTATGATCAAAGTGTTCTTTTGCAATAGTTGTACGATCATAAAACTGTCCCAATACGTCTGCTTCTTCGTTTGTTAATGGTACCTGTACTTTATTTAAGAGTTCTACAATTTTCATTTTTATTTTAGTATCAGCTGAACTAGTACCGTGATCAAACCAGTTGTTAATGCCACACCAAATGCTGTTCCTATACTGATAATTTGACCGCTGGTAGCACCAACAGTTTCTGCTTTGGTATCTGACAACTTTGTTCGTATGATAATAATGTGTTCTTCCAACGTACTCATACGATTTTCTAATTTATCTAGTTTATCTTCCAAGCTTCGGTATCTTTCAGCACACAAGTCCACGTGCGCACCAAGGTTGGTTCTTTCGCTCTCTGCCATTTTATTTCCATTCTTTTAGTTAAAGAGGGTTCTGTAGTGTTGCGTAAATGTGCCATAAGAGTTGCCTGAGTGTGCCGTGAATCAAATAGTATTTAAGTGAATTCTGCCAGTTTTAAAGTATATGTTTTTAATTGCTCCGTACGGGTAAAATATTGGCAGCATAAAACGTGCAGTTTCCTCAAGCCCACATATGATAGGCACCTGAGCAAAGTCTAGATCTAGGCCACCAACTGGATCATTGTTGTGCAAAAATACATCCTCAGACTCTACACCAAAACAAAATATCCATACACTGTGGTTACCCCTGTACATTTCGCCAAATCCACTGTTGTGATCTATTTCAAATTCTTTAACTATTGGACCTTCAATCAACTGTGGCTGCGACCTTAGACCAATAACCTGTAGTACTGTTTCCCAGTTGCGTTGCTGATTGCGCTCAAGTTCTTGCTCCGCCCGGTGTCTAGTAACTCCGGTAGCAGTAATGTCAACTAACGTAACTCCAGTGAAGAATTTCATATAGATATTTATAGCCAATAAAAAAGGCAGAACAAATCTGCCTTTGGTTTAAGTCATTGACTTAATTACGAAACTACAAAGCTTGTACCGTTGGTGACAGTTGCACTTGATAGATTTACAGCACCTTTCCTTGCACCAATTGCTTGTAGTGCTGTTTGTAATGCACTTGCGTCAGGTGCATTAACACCGTCACAGATCAAGCTGATTGCACCAGTAGTAGCATGAGAATAATATGCTAACACAGGTGGAAAAAGTTGAATGATTGCCTCAAATGCTTCGTTTGCTGCGTCATCCTCAGATGATAAGTTCAATGATGCCACAACATAAAGCGCAAGACTCTGCCCGACTTCGCTGTATTGAACACCATTTAACACACCAGTTGTACCTGCATACGCATATCCTGCGCTACGATCTATTCCAATTGCCATTATATTTCTCCTAAATTATTTGCGTTTTCCGCATGTTAATATTTATCCAAGTCATAAAAAAAGCAGACCAAAGTCTGCTTCTTTATATTGCTAGTTAGCAATTAGGCTATTTTGATACCGCCAGTTGATGTAACTGTTGCTAATGTCGGGAATACGTTACCGTATGCACCAATATTACCAGTAGAAACTGCTAAAGCACGAATAACAGATTGTAGACTTGTATCACTGTCCCAACCACTGCGCTCAACAATAACACTCAACTGAGCTGTTGCACCAACTGCGTCAACTTGGTATGCTAGTACAGAAGCGTTTGAAGAAACTACTTTTAGTAGTGTATCAACTGCGCCAGTAACACCTGCACCGCTTGGACCTTTTAGTTCGTTTGCTAGGTTAGCTGTAATACCTAGTGTTGTAATTTTAAATGCTGTGATTGGGCTTGCAATACCTGTGTTAATAACTTGTGCATTTGCATTTCTGGTATATCCATCACCAACATTAACTACTAATTGCGAATCACCGCTTACTCTCGTCACTCCAATTGCCATTATATTTCTCCTAAATTATTTGCGTTATACGCATGCAAGTATTTATACCAGTTAGCCATTTTTTGCAAAATTAGCCGCAGAAAACACTTCACGATCTACTATTTTTACTAGCCCACTAGGTGTAGGAAACACAAATCCTTCGCCAGCTGGCTGATTGTTTACATATTCTTCAATTCCTTGTACTTGTGGTGCCAGTTGCTTGGCTAGACTTTGTTTAAATGCATAAATGCTGTTCCATATTGCTTTTAATCCAGTGTACCCAGGACTTTCTACAATCTTGCCGTTGGCATCTTGTGCAAACAGTGTACCAGTCTGGTCATCTCCAGCCAAGGCTTGATATTGTTTCTGGCTCACGTTTGCAGCCAACCAGTCTGGCAGTGCTTCTCTAGTTTGCCCTGTGATAAATTTATTAAAGTATGTTTTAATTCTGTCTCTGGCACTTTGCGGAACAGTACTTAGTAACTGGTCAACCGCAGCACCGTATTTCTGTAGTGCGGCATCTGCAGCACGTTCTTGTTGTACCGGGGTTTTTAGCGTAAATCTATTTCCTGCAGTTGGACTTATAATTGCAACACCACCCGGGACTGTGGCCAATCCTCGACCATTCCATTGCACAGGTGTTGCGCCAGGTTCGGAGTAATATTGATGTACTACAACGCCACCTGCAGTCCCGGCTATTTGCTTACCTAACGGACTACCAACGGGGATACGATATTCTACCAGATTGGGCTTGAAAACAAACTTGCCTTGTACTGGCTGCAATTGCCCAGCGTACAACAAATCGCCCCAGTAAAACCCCGGGCCTTGAACTGCTGCATTTAATCCTGGCCATATCGCCGCCAATAAGTCATACAAGCTACCACGTAGATTTCCTGATGCTTTGTTGGCATCATAGGTCTGCCAATCTTGAACGCTCTTGGCCATTGACCCAGCGTCCCACATGTACTTGTCCATTACAGCCAGCTGACCGTCTGTGTCTCGGCCAAATATCAATGCAGGCTTACCATCCCATTTAATGGTCAAGTTATTTGGATTTGCTATGACTGCTTTTAGTCCAGCAACTTGTTGTGCAGCAGCAGCACTTCCGTTGAATATTGCATCTTCGGGGTGCGGAGTTCGAGGATCTGCTGCCTCAGTTAACATGTTGATAAAATCTAGTATCATTGGGCAAATTTGTCTGAATATGTTCTGAACCATGCTGCGGTCCCTGGGGCAGGCGCAGATTCAGGCAATTCTATATTGCTTTTGGCCAGTGTTTCTCTAGCAGCAGCAATCAATTGATTGTAGTCCGGTCGTTTACTGACCACGTCAACGATATCATCGGCACTGTTAAGTTTTGCTACAGGGATGCCGGTTACCTTGCTCAGGGTAGCAGGGCTCTTGCCATTTTCTACAGTTGCGTTAGTGGCACGATCTACCAACCCATTCTTATAGCTCCATTTTAGAGCAGGATTCAATGCATTCACAATGCTGGCTAGAATAACGTGTCTGCTCATACCAGTCAACTTGCTGCCTTCAGCAGCTCCGCTCATGCTAAATGCCTGCCAGACAGGTTCTCCAAACATCAAGTCAGATTGCACATATCCGTTGGCAGGATCACCTGCTATGGGAGTTAAAATATGTACACTGTCTCCAGATTTTTTAATAGAGCTTTTGTCAATTCCGTTAGTCAACAATGTCTGTATTAATACATCTTTGTCTATTTTACTGGCATCTACTGCTAGATCTAAATCTCCAGAACTGGACTTACGTCCAGTTGTGCCTAACCAAGCCTGCTCCGGAAAAGGCAATCCTGTAACAGATTCTACCCATTTAATTGTTGCTGGTACGTCTTCACGATTAATACGTTGTGTCAGTGACTCGCCGTCTTTGCTTTTAAAAACATTTCCACCTTCATTGACTATCATTTTTGAATCTCCTAACACCACGTGCAAATTTTGCTGGATCCTGCGCTCTAATACTGTTGAGTAGCCTACGCTCTAGCTCTGCTGCTTGCTCGGCATCGTAGTTTTCCTTGATATAATTGATCAAGTTTATAGCGCCTGATATCACATGACTAGCACGACTTTCCACAAGATTTTCCCTGTCTTTGACCACAGGCATATGGGCTAATTCATCAAGTATGCTACGTGTTCGCTTCTGCAAGATTTACTCCAATATCATTTATTTATTTGCATCTGCCCAAACAGCATGCAGGCTATACCAATGATATCTGTCACAGTACTCGTCTACCAGGAAAATAATCTTTGCGATGTCCCGTCCTATCTAGATCTGTTGTCATGCAATGTATACCGTTGTCCCAAAAATTATGGTGTCTATTAGAAACTACATGTGGAGTTATTCTGTGTTGTTCTAGTATTTTAAAAATTTTTGCATCTTCTTCAGAACAAAGCAATGTATTTTCGTCAACCATTAATATATTCACACCAATTGTTGTTTCTTCAATGTTACCAGTGCAGAAATCCATATAAGAGTTTACAAAATCTGTGAAATCATCGTTGTACTCTTCTCCAGGAACCCACCATCGACCTGCGTTTTTTTGTTTTAAATGATTATATTCGTACTCTTTATGTTGCACTTGTCTACCTATTGGTACTACTTCCCATCCAGGGAACAACGTAGCAAAATTAATTTTATCTACATAATTGTTATTGCATAATATTAATCCTTCTTTAACAGGACAAAACACCCCATCAAGATGACCATCTGTTTCTACAGCATGACATCGATAGTCAGGAAACTCCTGCTGCATACACTCTAGTAATCTATTTTTGTCTTGTCCAGGCCATGTACCAAAATATAAATCTACTCCTACTTGACAACACATAGCAGAGTCAATGTTCTTGTTTAATAAAATTTCATTTCCGTGTTGAGCCACTAAATCCACTATTGGTTTTAATGCTCCGTAATCAAATGTGTATACATCAAACAACGAATTGGTAAAATGTCTTTCAGAAAGATCTTTTTTTATGTATTTAGGTAAATCCTCAAATTCCTCTTGAGTTTGTGGGGGATCTTTTGGATAAAAAGGACCATGGATGTAGTTCCATTTTCTATTACGTGCAGGCTCCGGTGTATAAAACTTTTCACCTATCATACCAAAATGGTCTCTAGGCGATAATGGTGGTGATAATAGTTTATCACCTATCAAGGCATTGTCCTGAACTTTGGTACGCACAATATCAACATCATGTGATTGTAAAAACGCAATCAAAGCCTGATAATCTTCCTCGGTTTCCATGGAAATTTTTTCCATTACTGATCTGACATTTGTATTTTTTATAAATGAATAGAATTCTGGTGGGTAAGCACTGCCCACTGCACAGACATTTAATTTATCCCAGGTTTGATATACTGAATATGTCATTTTATTCTCCTTCCTTTAATAGATGGCCAATTCCTTTGGGATAATCATCTCCGGGGATTTTGGCCACGTGTAACATCTTAGTTTTAATCAAATTATGCTCTTGGCACAAACTGTCATATTTTGCGCCATACACATCCCATACATAGTCTCTTGGTAAGTTATTCATCATGTATGCACCGCATGATATAATTCCACTGTTGACATCACCGTAATAATGGTTAAACATAGTAATAGAATCCATGGTACGTTGTTTTGACCAACGCAATCCCACTCTGTTCCACTGCATGTTATATTTGCTCATGCTCATTGCCAATGACTTTATGTTAGGATGCCCTACGTCAAAATCAATATCCCTTGCTGTGGTTAACCAAGCAAAGTCAATGTGTATATCAATGTTCTTTTCTTCGCATTCCTTTAACACGTCGTTCCATTCTGGACGAATATCTGCATATTTCCAGTTTGGTAAAGATACTATTAATGGCATGTTTGGAGTAAGTTCGCCTGGATGTGTACCAAATTTTCCCATCATGGCATAATACCCGTAATCTTCAGGCAGAAGCTGAAAATTGTCCCATCCATATTTTAGCACAAACGATTCAATGTAATGAGTATTGCCCATGGTCACGTCAACACACGGAAACTGGTTCCACCCATGAAGATTTACCAGCTTGCTTGATTTAAACCATGTGTTGGCTACGTTACTAAAGGCATCTTTGTCAACTATTTTCTGTGACTGTGCATACCAGTTTTGTTTAAGACTCATCATGTAAGCATCTGCCACAGGAATAAGTCGTTCGTTTAATTCTATACCGTTATATATAATCAATGTAGTCCTCCTCCCATCCATCTCATTATGTAAATATAAAACGGGCTTGTAAAATCCAAGTGCCACGTTCCATTATGACCAAATCTAGTTTCGCCTATTACCTCTTTGTTTAACTGATTGCCTGCTGCAATGTGCATTGATGCCCAAGGTTCAGGATACTCCGGAACGTTAACACTGTAAGTCCAAATAATATTTCTTATATCTACTCCATCTATCTTGATTTTCTCAATGGTTAAGTACTGTTCTGATCGTGTCCCATCAGGCTCAGTACGAATTTCGTCAACGGTCTTGCCTTGTCTGTCCAAAGTTAACCTGTGTGATTTATCAAAGTCACAGGTATGATTAAACTTTACAACTGTTGATCCTGCAGGAACTGGGCCATTAAAATATTCGCAACCATCAAGTGTGATGGTTGCCAACGGCGGCGTATTCCAGAATTCAGACAAAAGGTGTAGCTCAAAATTTATTGTTTCGCTGGTAGGTTGTGTCATTCTGATTTGTTCTTAATTCCAGCAAGCATTTGTTTTAGTTTAGCACTGTCAACGTTGCCTACTATTTTGCTTTCAATATTGAAACCTTCTCGCGGTTTGGCTGCAATCATGGGAGAAACAGTGCTTGTGCCCTTGATTTGATCCATGATGCCTCGACTGGTCTGATGACCAAAGCCACCGTTTTCAGTTTGTGCATCTTCACCGGGGTCGGTGATTCGCAAGCTTTCCATATTAAATTCTAGATCCACTTTGGTTCCAACACCGCTGCTGCTACGTGTCTTCATCAATTGGATCTGGTACCGGCCTCGCTCTTTCATGGCGCGGCTGGTAAAAATACCAAACACATTATCTGCTGTGTTAATTTTACTTATGCCGCCTGAAATATGACTGTGATCAAATTCAATTTCTTCTACTGCACTACGGTTCAATTGACTTGCAGTGATCATCAAGATATTGAATTCTTTGGCCAGGTTACGTAATTCTTCACTTACATACTTGTCCTTGACAAACAAGTCACTGGGGCTAACTTTGGCACTAACCGGCATGACCAAGTCCAAGTAATCAACCATGATAAAATCAGACTTCATTCCAGTTTGTATTTCTAATTCTTTCAGGTATGCACGTATTTGATTCACATTGCTTTGTGCTGGCATGTACTTGATACGCAGTTTGCCCGACTTCTTTCCTGCCATGCGTATCTTCATTTCCAGTGTGTCTAGATCCTTGAATATTTCTTTGGTGCTGCAATTTGCCACCATGGCATCCATACGCATGGCAGTGAGCCCTTCGCTGAGTTCCAATGTTAAAAATACCCCATTAAGTCCGGCCTGCAACCAATTGATAGCGATATTCTGCATGAATAAACTTTTACCAGATCCTGATCCGCCGGCAAAGATGTTTAACTCACCCCTGTTCATTCCGCCAAACAGTCGTGCATCCATTGTGGGCCACCCTGTACTGACCTGCCCGTTGTTGCTCTTGATGGCCAACAGTCTAGCTCTAGGATCAGCAAAATAATCTGTGCCCATGTCTTTGGTTAGACTGATCTGTACTGCATCTTTAATCAGTTTCTCCACAGGATCGTATTCACCTTTTTCCAGCAAGTCTGCGGCTTTTAAAATAGCACGCTCTAATTCATTGCGTCTGCTAAAGCCTTCGAACTCTTCTAAAAACCAGTTGTAGTGTCCTTCAATCATGTCAGGTACCGGACGTAGCTCTACTCCAGTGGTGGCTCGAATCTGATCTCTGGTAGGTAATGTTTTATGATCGTCGCTGTGCCGTTTAATAAACTCTGCCACTGCACGCAAGCTACGATCAAAATTTTCTGGATTGTAGATGTTCTGTACACGCACATAAGTTTCTGCGTCTTGCATCATCATCTCTAGAAATAATTTCTGTACTTCAGGATTATAATCTTTTGTCATTGTGATTATTTAAATAATTAATAATGTTAGTTGCATATAATTTATGACTGCTAGGTCCCGGATGTTGATTATCGTTACCAACATCTACTTGTAATTCACTTAGTGATTCAAAAATGTTTACCCATTGGTTGTGTTGTAAACGGTTTATTTTATAATTTAACTCAATGAAAAATTTGTCCAATTCCTGGTCATCTCTGCCGTCAAATTCCAATATTTCTTTTGAGTATTTGCTGAGTTTTGTTGAATAGTCAGTGACCGTGGACATATCGTTAATTTCTTTAGTCCATGGTACTAACCCATTTATAAAAACTAATTGTGTTTTTTCTTTAGCAACAGATTCTAATATTTTTGAATAATTTATTAATTCTAAAAGATTATGATAGTCGTGGTTTAATAGATGATATATATCTGTTACTTTTTGTAGATCTTTCTTTGAAAAAAATAAATCTCTATATTTATAGTCGTCGACAATTGTATGTGACAAGCTTATTGTTGTATCCGGGCCCGGATATAGCCATAATCTATTCAATGAAGTCCATTGTACAAATAATTTATCTGCGGTTGAATACAATAGTTGATTAAGCGCAGTTATAAAAATATTATAATTAGTGTTTCCCCGTAATGCCAGATTATTAGATTGTGTGTTGAAATGAGCAGCAACTAAATTTGTATAATTACCCGGATCATCTTTTTCGAACTCCAATCCTTCTCCGGTGGTAAACGAACACCCCACGAAGGTAAATGTTGTCATGCGTATCTCCTTTTCTTCTTTAGTTCAATCTTTAATCGGTTGGTTTCTCTGGTGTCAATTATTGATTTGAGCACGAACAACTTACCATACTTGACCACGGCTTCGTTGATGTCTTTGCAGGTTTCTAACCATACCGGAAAGCTCACAGACCATCCTAGCTCTATTGCACGATCAACTAATCTACGTCCTGTCAGATCTCTGTCAGGTACAACAACAACTTCACGTTGTAAACGATCAATTAGTTCTGCCTGTTGGTCGCTTATTTCTGCGCCACAGACTGCAACACCATCCACGCTCATGGCATCAAATGGCCCTTCACATACCACAACAAACTGCCATGATGACTTTTGTGCATCCAAGTTAAACACAAAATCTGCAGGATGATTGCTCCAGTATTTGGGTTTAATTGAATCCACCACAGCTCTAGACGTATAACCAATCACTTGTTGTTTGTAATAAAACGGAACAACGATTCTACGATACAAATTGTATGCAGGTTCTGGAGTCCAATAAAATTTGTATCGGTTTATGTCAATCTGTCTGCGATGCACATATTCAATTGTGGCCAACAACTCTGGCGGCACATGATTATAGTCACCAGTGGCGTAAAATGAAGCCAGGTCCACAATGTTTCTGGCTTCAGCTGGCAAGGTCCTTGCCTCGAACCGGATCTCTTGCTCGGGTTCAGCAATTGCTTCTGGGGCTACTAGGTCTTTTAAACGTACTGCATCAATAACCAATCTGCGTACAGTATTGTCATCTGCACCCAACCAAGACAAGAACTTACGAAACTTGTACGTCAAGTGCCGACCTGGCTGATAGCTGGCTTTGAATTGACAATTGAAACAATGATAACTTACTTTGCCGTTATCCGTTTTGAGACCACCACGTGCTCTTGTGTCCGCACTTTCACCGTTATGCACACAGCAAGGTGCGTTAAATGATATCCAGCCATTCTGACCCGTTTTTTTACGGGCAGGTAGCAGTTGCAAAACACTTTGCTGAATAGAATCAATCATTGATGTATTATAACTTACTAAACGGCAAAAGTCAAACTTTTGTAATTGTCATAATCCAAATCTTGCTCTATCTGCTGTAAAATTTTGTGCAACTTGTCCTGCTGATAAAGCCACATTGTAAATACGTGCCACTGCAACACCACCATTTAAGAAATTAGATACCGTGGTTGGATTGGTAGTATCATTTCGTGTGGCCATATGTATGCCTGCATTACCGCTTAACGGTGTTCCACCGGCACCTATCGTTACTTCTGTAGCAGCCAAAGCACCGTTTATATACAAATTCATTTTAGAAGTAGAATTATTAAATGTTCCGCAAATGTGCCACCAGCCAGTATTAAAATAAGTGTTGGCATTATTCGTGGAGTCAACTTTTGGACCTGCACCTGCCTTTAAATGGTAAAGTTGAAATTTATTGGCTGTTAATCGACCCATGCCTAACGCATAGTTAAAACGAGAATTTAATCTATCAGAAATTAAATCAAATACCGATGAACTGGTATTTACGCTATCAGGATTCCACCAGCCATCCACACTATAACTATTAATGTCGGGCAATGCACTAGTAGAGTAAGCCCATTGCAGTTTACTATTATCGAATTGTATGTAGCCACCGTTACCAGAATTATACGTTGGCGGATCAGTTTTAACTGGACTTGTACGACCACCATTGTACAAATCAAAAACTCTTCCACTAATTAAATCTGTCCACACCGTGCCACTACCTGGATAACTTGCCACATTACCTGCATCTAAATATAATTGTAATCCTGTGGTAACAACAGGAACAAAATTATCTGTAGTTATATTAATACCAGCACCAATTTGAATTCCGCCGCCTATGTCCATAATGTTAATATCCAAATCTTGTTTTGTAAGCCGCATACTGAGCTTGTATCTGTGCCAGAGTCACCAACGCTGAGATAATATATAGCATTGTGTACTTATGGCGTTATTAAGGTACTAGCAACAGTTTGGTGAATCCTGCACCAATAGCCACTGTGTTAGAACCACCGTAAGGATTGGCCGCAGCTTCCGCGGTTAGTGCCGATGTAGGCACAGTAAAGTTGCCAGTATAAACTGCCAGTCCTTTTACCCAACGGAAGTTGGTGATATACCCCACAAAGGCAGCTAAAGTAGTTGCGGTATTCTCATTCCCGATAGTTAATTCATCCACAATGTTTGTAATGTTGTTGGCGTCAGTGATTTGACTGCCCAACTGTGTGCCGTTCCTGTACACCTTGGTGATGCCGCTGGCACGAACTATAGCCCAGTGGGTCCAAACATTGGCTGTAGCTGCCGAGGATGAACTGTATCTAAAACTGTCGTTGGCCCAATAGTAAAATGTACCTGATTCTATACTGCTGCCAATGTCAATACTAGCAAAGTCGTCTACTGTAAATGCTCGTTGAAATCCCGACAGTGTAGTTTGATAGCTGAACCACTCTATGGTAAAATCTCCTGTGCCCACAGCCCAGTCTGCACTAGCAGGTGTATCAATAAACGAATTCACACTGCTAGTAAAACTATAACTGTTGCCACCACCTGCAAACGGACTCTGTGCCACAGTGGTAACAGCTGAACCTATTGTCAGTGCAGGGTTGGCGAAAGACGCCGGAGCCGATGGCACTACAATCCGACGACGAATTATCTTCTGTGCAGGTTGGTGAATAGCACTGAATCTACCCAGTTTACCCATAGTTTGCAATCTGTCCCAGTATGCGCCAGTTGGTACCATCCAAGCTGATCAAGCTAAAGCTCATGACGTCTGTGTTGCTGGCTGTGCCTGTGTTTGGTGTGCCACCTGCATACTTGATTGTCTGTATGCCACCACTGTTGATCTGAATGTTGGCCACACGATATGCAGTGGCATCTTGATCTACGATCAGTGTGGCACCTGTTACTCTACCTGCTGTGGCCACAACATTGGTAAAGTTCACTGTGACGTTGGCAGTGAGTGTGGCATAGAACGTTGCACCATTCACAAAGTTACAGGTCAGGTTACCACCTGAGTTGGTGACGTTGCTATAGGTTTCGTAGTAGGCACTTTGCTGTACCACATTGCCAGCAACTGCAAGATTACCAGCAATGCTGATGGTATTGCCGTATGTGATTTCTTTTGATGTGGTGTTGTAGAACAGGACCTGAGCCACATTGGCCACATCATTTCTGACAGGTGCCACAGTGAATGTGTTGGCTGTGGTTGCATTTAGATTAGCACCAGTTGCGTTCAATATAATTGAGCTGTTGGCTTGATTGGTTGTACCGGCACGGTATCCAACAGCAACAGAGTTAATGCCTTGACTGACCCAACCTGCTTCGCCACCAATGGCCACTGCGCTGTCAGCTTGTGCAACTCTGCCGGAACCAATACCAATGGCTACTGCGTAATAGCCTTGATCATTGCCAGCGTTGACGCCCAGTGCAACAGAGCCGACGCCTTGTGCTGTAGCACCTGCACCTGAGCCAAGTGCCAGTGATGTTAGACTTTGGAAATAGCTGGTCACATTGGCATTACCATATGTACCTGCTACTGTGCTCAATATGTTTACACCGTTGGCAAACAGATAGTTTGTGGCGCTGACAGTATTGGCACTGATTACATTGGCGCCAGTGATGTTACCATACGCACCTGTTGTGGTAATATTGGCCACTGTGAATGTGCCCGAGGTTGTTAAATTACCAGCAGTGATATTGCCTGTGGTTGTGATTGTGGCAGTAGTCAAGTATGAGGCCACATTGGTGTTGCTGTATGTTCCAGTTATACCACTAAAAATACTTGTACCGTTGCTGAATTGGTAGGCGGGACTTCGTATGTGGTCCCCCACTGTGATCACATCCACATTGCCAATCTTTGCTGTGCTTGAAGTAAATTCAATATCGCCATCAAAGTTTAGCAGATATGCAGCCACTTCGGCATTGCCATAACTACCTGCCCCTACCGTGCTCAAGATGTTTACACCATTGGCAAAGTTGAATTGACTGGCATTGATGTTGCCGGCAATGCTGATGGTGTTGCCATATGTGACTTCTTTTGACGTGGTGTTGTAGAACATGACCTGAGCCACATTGGCCACATCATTTCTAACCGGAGCCACTGTGAATGTGTTGGCTCGGGTTTGATTTAACGTGCCAGTGGTTGCATTGATGATGATTGAGTTGTTGCCTTGATTGGTGTAGCCAGCATTTCTACCAATGGCCACAGCATAGTCGCCTTGATTGGTTTTACCAGCACCGGCGCCAACGGCCACTGCAATGTTGCCTTGATATTGTGCACCAGCATCGTTGCCAATGGCCACGCTGTATAATCCTTGATCTAGTGAGCCTGCGCCTTCACCAATGGCCACAGCTGAAGTACCTTGGCTTGTTGCACCTGCACCGAGTCCAATACCTACATTTGCACTGGTCAAAGTATTATTGATTGTGTTGATACTGGTGGCTTGCGTGGCTGCATTAGCATTGGCAAAAGTTTGATATGCACCAACAGCGGACAGGATGTTTACACCATTGGCCAAGAAAGTAAAATTCTGAGCACTGATGTTACTGAATCCAGTAATGATTGGTGCAGGACTTGATATAAATGCAGGTACAATGCCCGAGCCCACCTTCAGGTATCCGGTTTGGGGTAATGTTAAATTACCATCTATACCAAACCGCCAACTGTTTCGACCTCCAATAACAATGGTGAATGTGGCATTTGATGTGCCACTTGTGACTGTAATAAGATCGCCGTTGGTGTATCCAGTACCGGCAGTGGCTATTTCAATAGTGCTGGCATATCCACCAGTCTCTGCAACATTCACAGTCAGCCCAGATCCTGTGCCGCCTGTCGTGGCCAAGTTGGACATGGGATTAGCTTCCCAACTGCCGGTGGTGCTGTTGATAATAGCAACATTGGTTGGCACACCGTCGGGAACCTTTATCCCCAACGCCTGGATGGTATCTATATTGCCAGTAGTGTCAAATGTCCAGGCCGCCTGAGCAGACAAATTTGCAGTAGCGGCTCGTAGTTCTATGTTGCCGCCGTCAACCAACTTGACATAGTGAAAGTCATTGCCTAGATACAGTTCAGTGGATCCTCCGCCTGCGGTCAAGTGTATGTGATCGCCTTCGGCGACCCCTGTAGGATAAATTAACAATGCTTGGTTAGCATTGGCACCACCTGCGGGCGTGAGTCGAATAGCACCAGTGAGTCCACCACCTTCTGCAATGACGCCGCCCGCGGGTAGTGTTAGATTACCAGCGTAATCAAAGTTCCATTGCTTAGAGTAGTAATCGCCTGTGCGTAGAGTTACATTACCACCGTTGTGTGCTATGCCATTATATCCTAATCCACCAGATATTATGGTGTTACCACCCGGTATACTACAGCCCTGGGTGTGACCTGCGGTGATGTATAAATTGGTTCCTGGACCATTGCCAAATCCGCGATTGGGCTGATTGAGGTTACCTGTGATTGTTAGGTTACCGGCAGTGATATTGCCCGTATATGTGGGCAGATATGCGGCCACTTGTGTGTTGCCATATGTGCCAGCTACTGTGGATAAAATGTTTACACCATTGGCAAAGTTAATGCTACCTGGTATGGTCAGATTACCAGTGTTGCCAAAGGTCCAGGTTTTAGAATCATTTAGAGAATTTGCAACTATTTGTGCATCACCAATGCCGGCAGCAAGTTGAACATTTCCGGCCGGAGCATAAAATGCTGAAACATTGGCATCACTGCTGATAGAAAGATTATCAAAATTTATTCGACCAGCGGTTGGTAATGTCATGATGCCATCTACATTCCAATACCACGATTTGATTAGTTGGGTGCCACTACCGTCGCGATAGCCAATGTCCAAGGTAGCATTGTTTTGTGCTACATAGAAGTTTGAGTTAATAGCCATATTTGGGGCTACGGTTAGATTGGCGTTTTCCCACATCAACTGTGAATATTGATCACTCTGCATAGTGATACTTTGACTAACTGGTGCTAGTATCAAGCTATTAGGGAATTGTGTAGTTCCGGTCTTGCCAAATGTCCATTGTGCAGTATTGCCGGCACTGTCATTGCTGTTGATTACCACACCACCAGTATTGGCCAATTTAACATAGTGATTATCGTCGCCTAGGAACAGTTCGGTACCGCTGCCAGCCATCAGATGAACATGATTACCATCCACCGTAGTAGGTGCTATTTCTAGATACTGTGTGCTGGTACCACCATTGGGTTTTAATCTTATAGCGCCTGCACTTCCATACCCGCTTTCTAAAATAGTTGCGCCCGAAGGTAAAGTTAGGACAGCATCTGTGCCAAAGGTCCA